TTTTCAAGGTGGTGTAGTGGCGTACATTTTGTATTCAAATATATACTTCTCTTTTTCCCTACATTTTCATTCATTTTAGTATATATATATCTATAGTAGCACCACCTCGCCACTTAGTATTAAAAACAATAGCTAACCTATTAATATTAATAAGAATAACAAGGTGGCATAAGCCTTGCCACCTTGTTGCCACTTTCACCACCCCGTCATGTTCAGATTATTTCTTCAGCTACAGGGGGCCGGTAGTACAAGACCTTCCTATTCCGTTCTCTCGAATGAGGAACTTCATCTTCCCACACACGGCCTTGCCGTACTGCTTCTTTCAAAAGCTGTTCGAAAGCTCTAGGCCGATAGCCAGAAGACAAAGCCTTTACCACTTCGCCGATGCTGACCGGTCTATTCTTATTTTTGCAGGCTAACTTCACGGCCTTGATTACGTCTTCCATATCCTGGTCTTGAGTCATGGCAGCTAACTCACCAGTAAAAAAGCGTTCCATATCAAATCTATGAAATCTGATGATAGCTTCCATCAGATCAAGTTCGACCACTCCGTTAATAGGTGATCCACAGCCAATAAGCCGATTGATCATTTCCTTGGCTCGCTTGAAAATCACTAACCTTGGATCCGACTCATTCTTCTCTTCCAAGATAGCATCCACTTTATTTTGCAATTCCAGCATATAGGCATTGTAGGCCACCTCAGACTCGTCAGTTAGCTTAACCTCTATCATCTGCCGGGTGAGTCTATTTTCTGTCCTCAGCTGGTACACAGCCTCTCTCTGTGCTTCCTTGACCGCTCCTGTAGGATTACCCCGGCCATGTCCTTGAACGACACTTATCCTAATCCGTTCCAAGACTTCTTTTAGATCCCTATTCCCCAAAAGCTGAGTGTACTGCTCGATCCAGATCTTGAAGTCTGCCGAGGGAACGAAAGCTTTATTCTTTTGTTTGGACAAAAACTTGAAACTTGATTTTCCTCTAAAAACTAAGAATCTAGGCAGAAATCCATCACTCATATCATCTAAAGACAAAGATCCTTTAAATTTGTCAGGCTGAATAAATAACCATAAAGAGAGAAATCCATTAGTAATCGGCGGATAGTTAGACGCTACTGCACCCCCCGGAGTTAACCTCACTCCTTCAGAAGGGCCGGTAGTTGCTTCTCGATAATACTTCTTTAAATCTTGAGTATGACTAGAGGAGTTCTTATTCTTAATGCTGGAAATATAATCCCCAGCCTCATCTACTAGAGTCGTGCCTACACCACCTGCTGAATATAAATTCAAATGCAACATTTGAACTGTCTTTGCGAAATCTAAAAGTTGAGGGAACCGGCCTAATAAACCAGCTTCGGTAAGTATCTTCTCAATAGCTCCTTTTAAACTCGATTTACCCGCGCCTGGTGGTGCGATAATAATACCATTCACCATGGGCCAAGCATCTTCAAAACGAAATACTTCTGCTTTAAGCGCACCACACACACATAAAGCCGTAGCAAAACAAAGCTCTAATGAAATCGTAGGACCGAATGCATGTATTTCATTAGTCACCCGGCCTAAGTCGCCTGGAAATGATAAATAAAATTCATCTGGAAGCCGGGATTCTTCAACAGCAGTGATGTGATCGAATTGCTTCAACGCGAGCTGAGTATCACGTTCTAGTTTAAGCTTTAATCTTCTAGCTCGTTGATCATGAAAGTATTGCTCTATATTAGGTCTTCTAGATCCCCCGGTAATAAAATCAGCGCGTTCGGATGGCTGAATATAATTGTGAACATATCCATCTACAGCCAGCCAATAATCAATCTCGGGTGCATCTAGTGCAAAACGATTACCCATTAGATGTTCAATGTAACGAGTAATCTCTTTTCTACGTTCACCTTTTTTTAAATACCCTGTTGGAAACTCAAACTTAGTGAAAGCAGAAACATGATTACCATTCGCCTTAACTAAGCTATCTAGAAACAAATGTGCTTCTAATCGATCAAAAGTAAACTTTAAGTTATAGAGAGCGTGTATGCCGGATCTAAGAACGTGAACCTTAAAGGGTAATCTACCTGGCTTAAGATTGAAAAATCCTGGTACACGTAAAACTTGGTTTATATCAGTAAGAGATTGATCTAGATCAGGAACGAGAGAAGCTAACTTTTTTTGTAAAGCTTTGAATTGAAGAATGGAATCTCCTTCAGCTTTCTCTGGTTCCAGAAAAAAATAGAAATGATATTTTCCTGGACTTGTCTCCGTAAGGACATGCGGAAGAAGACTTAATTCAGTCAATTTGGCAAGGAGCTGCTTAGAGTCAGCGTTATCTGTATCGATAGTGAGGGCTGTAAACTTAGTTACATTGACTCGTTTGCCACAATTTAGTATGCCCGGCTCAGCATCGGGAGCTGGTAAGCCATTCCCTTCATTCACCATGAACCAAATAGCACAGCCGTTTAAGTTAGCATTTTGAAGCTCTAGCTGAAAACGAGCCGAGTAAAAAGTCTCTAAAGTTACAGCTCTTATTCTATTGGCCTGTGAAAACCATTTACCTGAAGGTACCTGAGAACCTTCTACTTCAGGCTGAATGGATATAGTGACTAGTATGTAGCTAAACCGATCAAAAAAAGAGCGCAGTTCATCAGTAACAACCTCAGTTTGTTCCATCCTTGTTAAGACCTATGGATTTTAAAAAGTAGATTTAAGCTCGGTTACGTGACGCAAGTGCTTCGATAATCAACATTCGAACAACATAAGAAACAGATCGCTCTTGCTCTTTTGCAAGCTTTTGCAATTCTTTTTTTAGTTTCGGTCCAAAGCGAATACCCATACAGGCAGCACCCTGAACCTCACGTTCTTTTTCTAATCCATTAATTTTTAAATTCATCCAACCTCCGACAATACTTGACACCCAGTAGCACAACAAACCATACTGTCTCAGTAATTAAAAATGCAAGGGGTGAAAATGACTAATGGTGAAGATTGCTCTGAACATTACGATGTTTTGCAAGACTTAGCAGATCATTTAAGCGAAGAGGGTAAGCAACATATAGATACTTTTGAATACTTAATGGAGACAGATAAGGCCGCTGCTGCTTCGTTCTTTTTAAATTCTAACTTTCTGTTGTTTATGGACGAGAAGAGGGCGGCTACCTTAAAGAAAGGATTGGAAACCTTTATAAAGTCTCCTTCAGAGTTCTGGCACTTATGGTCTGACTTAGAAAGGTTTCAATGGGTATTCCTACAAGGCTATATGCATGGAATGCACAACGAAAATAAGTAAATCACAGCCTCATTTATATGAATAAACTTTTCTCTTTCCAACATTCCGCCGTTGAATTTTTAGTCTCAAGGAACCGGGCCTTACTGGCTAGTGATGCCGGTACAGGGAAAACTATAATCGCGATCTCGGCAGTTAATGAACTGATAGATACAGAAGGTTTACATGTACTAGTCCTGTGCCCCAAATCAGTTAAACTAAACTGGGAAAGAGAGATCGAGAAATGGGCTGATCATAATAAAGCTCAATACTGGGAAGTACATAATTGGGACCGGCTGATTACTCCAGCTATTAAAGATATTTTGTCGATGGATTGGGACAGCGTAATCGCTGACGAATCGCATGTCTGTTTAAAGAACCCATCCGCCAAGAGATGTAAAGTTTTCCTAGAACAAATAATCCCTAAAGCCAAAAGAGTTTGGTTAGCTACTGCCACACCGGCTAGTAAATCAGGCTTGGATTATTTCTGTACCTTGAAAGTATTGTTGCCTGACCACATGAAAAATTGGACGAAGGCTAGTTTTCAGAAAGAATTCTGCAATGAAGAGTATTCTCCATTTACTTACACTAGAAAGAAATACGTTGGTTTCAATAACACTGAGATCCTAAAAGAAGTATTCAGTAAAGTAAGCCTACGTCATAAGAAAGAAGATGTACTTAAAGACTTACCCCCTAAACTTTATACAAATCTCTTTGTTGAAGTCGATGAAGATATTGTAGCTCAAAACCTTCGATTAGACAGAGAACATGTAAAGGAACTGATGAGGACCGGCCAGCCCTTACCAGGTCACATTGCCCATGTCATGCAAGCCAATGCTAAAGGAAAACTTGACCAAGCTATAGAGTGGATCGAGAATTTTCCAGAAAATGAATCACTAGTGATTTTTGCTTGGCATCAATCCATAATTCAGGAACTTAGAGAAAGAATTCCTGGATCAGAAGTTATCCATGGACAGATAAACGGACTGCAGCGTCAACAAATAGTTGACAAGTTTTCACAAGCTATGGTAAAAAGATTAATCTGTAATATGCAAGCTGGCGGCGTAGGACTAAATTTACAAGTAGCTAAAACAGCCCTTTACATTGAACTGCCTTTTTCGCCTACGTATTGGATCCAGAGCCAGGATCGGATCCATAGAATCGGCAGTGTGGGATCGCACATTCATATAGTCCGTATGCTGGGGGCCGGCACGATCGATGAGATTATTTGGTCCGTGTTGGATGAGAGAATGAAAGTAATTAGTGAGGTGGGAGTATGAGCTATAAAGTATACTATTACATTCTAACAGTCCATTTAGTGAGGTGGGAGTGTGAATGAAATTAATAGTGTTGTCTATCGGGTAAAGATTACTGACTCTCTTATTGAACAAGCCTTAAACGGTCAGAGTAGTATAAATGGCCGGTTGAGAGTATCTAATAGTATCCCTTTAGAGGCTAAACTTCGTGCTGCATTTTTCGAGAATCATCTAATGCATCTTTTCTTTTCGGCTACTGACTTTATTCTAGAAGAAATTGGAATGAGAGAGATTATCGACATGTCTCCTAGGTTTACACTTGAATATTGGACAGGGTGAGGTGAGAGTATGAATGATAAACTAACTACTTTTACTCCAGACCTAGAACTTCTCTTAGCCATTCATGCTAACTCTATTAACTACGATGGTGCCGTGACACAAATGAATGAAAAGTTAAATAGTGGTTTATCCGTTATACATAATAAGCGCCATGGAGTTGTAAGCATCGGTAAAGATGATGTGGATAGCGTAGCGTTTAAAATAGACTCTACTGATTCTCTTGATTGGCTTATCCACGCTTTAATAAAAGTTAGAGATCAATATAAAGGACAAGAATGATTATCTCCGATTCCTTGAGACGTAAACTCTATGAGGCGAGCTCAAAGCCTAAGCTAGATAAAATTATTATCTTTGAACATTTACCTAATATGGTGGCTTGTTTTGATCCTAACGGGCAGCAGATAGGTTTTCTACAAGGACCTTTTGATGAAGTGAAAGCGCTAATCCAAGAATATGCCAAAGACTATTGGTTAGATGTGGAAATAACTAGATGATGAATAAACGTGTGCAGCAATTGCGGGAAGATTTAACCAAGGAACTGAAAGATATCGGCTTGCCGCATTACGAAGGCAAGGTAGACGAACTGGTTAAAGACCTGATTAAGCCTTCTGACAATGCTTGGGGAGTGGAGATAGTAAGGCGCTTTCATATTGCCCTTACTTATTTGAAAGCCGGAGTAGAGTTAGCCTTATCAGCGGATTGGAAAGAACCTTCCGTGACGCCTATGAAATCTCAAAGAGTCTTGTGCGTCTATGAACTACATACTGGCAGGTCTGACGTTCGAGTTGGACAGTTCGATAAAGAATCGGTCCAGTCTAATCACAATGGCTGGATCTTAGATGATGATATCGAAATGAACGGTAAGCGAAAGATTCTTTACTGGAAGGCTATAACATTGCCTGCAATTGGAGAGACATGAAGACCATTAAATACCACGGCATTCTAGATCGTACCTCCTGGAAGCGAGGCGAGTGGGATAAAGAGCCGGATAAGATCCAATACGAGGACGAGGCTACGGGCCTACCGTGCCTGATCGTGAGAAATCATTTTGGTGCTCTATGTGGTTACGTAGGTGTTTCTTTTGGTCATCCATATTACGGAAAAGATTATCACGAAATTGATCTCGAAGTTCATGGAGGACTGACCTACTCGGAGTTTTGTCAAGAAAAAGAGGGAGAGAGTGGTGGGATCTGTCACATTCCTGAACCCGGCGAACCTGCCAAAGTTTGGTGGTTAGACTTCGATTGTGCTCATGCCTGGGATGTGATTCCTAGCTTTCACAATGAATGTCTGTTGTACGGTTCGACTTACAAGAATATCGATTTCGTGAAAGAAGAAATCGCTTTGTTAGCACGGCAAGTTAAAGAGGCAGAAAATGACCGATCTGTTAACCGAGAAAGAACATCACAAATATGGAGGATCAACTGCCCCTTTCTGGATGAATTGCTACGGCTGGGTTGCCGAGATGGCGCAATTGCCTCCCCAAGCAGCAGGGCCGGCTGCTGTAAGGGGCACGGCCCTTCACACGGGTATCCTGGAAAGGAAAGTGAAGGCAGAGATTAACCATCTCCTTAACGGGGTCCCTGTACCCTCTAATGAGGTTTTGTACGCAGACATACCCGATTGGCCTAGTGATGGCCTTGAGCTAGCTCAAGAGTTCTGGAAAGTACTCTGGAAGAACGTACTTGAAGAGATCATTACTGGAAAAATGATCTACATAGAACATAAGTTGATGTTAAGTGAAGAATTATACGCAGGAGGAACAGCAGATGTTACAGTCCTTTATAGAAACGATAAAAACCAAATTACACTTTCGCTCGGGGATCTCAAAACAGGCTACCACCGAGTTGATCCCACCTCAGAGCAATTGCAATTCTACCTTGCAGCCGCCAATGAGCGGGCCAAGGCTAAAGGAGTATCCATTGAAGTATTCAAAGCCTTCGTGTTCCAGCCAACGAGTGAAGAACCGTACACATGTCATGTGTTCAGTAAAAAGAAAATAGAATCTATTACTAAGAACATCTTTAAAGCGATTGCTGAGAGTAAAAAAGAAAAACCTAAATATAAAGTTGGGGAATACTGCCAATACTGCCGGGCTCAAGCTACGTGTAAAACTTATAATCAGTACTTGTCCCGTCAGATGGATTTAGTTCCTACAGACAAAGAACTTCCTTCTGTCGATAAACTGTCTGATGAGAGTTTGATCAACATCTGGAAACATTCCGATAAAGTTGAGAAATACATATCAGCTGTTAGGAGTCACATTATTCATAGGTTCTCCGAAGGTAAGCCATTAGACGGCCTTAAAATAATAGCTGGAGTAGCTAAGAGAAGATGGAGAGACGAAGAGATTACTAAGGATACACTCAGAGCAGCCGGTATAGATCCGATCGTAGAAAACGTAGTGAATCTCGGTACGGCTGAAAGGAAACTTAAAGAAGCGGGACTTAAGAAGACCCAAGTAGATGCAATCATGTACACTTTGACGGAGAAGCCCTTACCACCACCTAAGATTGCCTTACTAGAAGATAAAAGGCCGGCCATTGATATTGTAGCTAAGGATCTTTTGTTTGGATTGGATGAAATCGAACTAGGTGCAGAGGAAACGATATGAAATGTCCTCGTTGTGGTGGCACACAATACTTGCCTGGCGATTCAGACAGCGGTCCTTTTATGTTCTGTGCGAATTGTTACTACGAAAAATGGCCTATAAATGTAAGCGTCAAAGAAGGCGATATACTTATTATTACTTTTGAGACCGGAGAAGCTCCGATCTCAATGATGATACAAAAAGAGGGGAGACTTAACAAAATCGGAATTGTAAGAAAGGCTAATGGATAAAGTCTTTAAGAAAGTCTGCTTAATAAAGATAGGCGAGGATATGAAAAGTGATTGCTTCACACCCGAGCAACAGAAAATATTGGATGACAATCCAGGTGTGAACATCACATTTGAGACGCATATTCCCAAGCTCACCCCCTCGCAAGTGGAGGCGATTAAACCAGCTACTAAAGAATGGATAATAAATTACTTAGAAAGTTATCCAGCACTTGACGGAGACCCGGCGGATATACGCTTCCTGCTTGAGGCTTTTATGAATCATGCCTTGGAAGATTTGCTTGAGAAGAGGAGTCCAGAATGAAAAGCGATTGCGCTGAACCTGAAAAGCTCACCCCCGAGCAGGTGAAGGCGATTAGGTGGCCGGACCTAAAGGACAAGCGGCTATGGGCGATGTATCTGAAGACCCCCGATCCTCAAGATATGGTTAACGAGTTTATTCGCTACGCGCTGCAAGATTTAATGCCGGAGAAAAGGGAATGAACGAATACATAGAGAAAGAGCTGGAATACGCTATGCAGATTTATACTATTCTCCGACATCTTCCTCTTCAAAATGCATTAAGAGTGCTCCAGTGGCTTACAGAAGTGTTTAACGAAGAGGCAAAGGAAATTCTAAAGAAGAATAATGCCGGACGGTGAGAAATGAAATGTCCTGAATGTGGTGACGAACATTTGTATATAAAACTCCCTTCTACCGGGAACGGCCTTTTAGTCTGTCAAGCTTGCAAATTCGAGCGTGAAGTTACCCGACTAGGATTATCTGTTAAATCGGGTGAAATTATTCGTGTGGAAGATATTGACGGAAACATTTTGGATCTCACGGTTCTTAAAAGCGGAATGATTAATCGAGTGGGGAGAACTGGTAAAGTGATGCCGGAGGAAGGGGATGAAAACTTGTAAATGTAATAAAGGCAGTTACGAGCGTCCTAATGAATATGGCGAGATCCAGATTTGCTGCAATCAGTGCCACCGTACTCTTGGTAATAAACAGCCTGTGATATTGACTGCCGAAGAGAAGCGTTTCCGACAGTGGGTAAATAGAGTGAGATCTAATTGTAGCATAGAGATGCCGGAGGAGAAATGTGCGAACCTAAGGAGATAACAGGACTCCGTATTAAGTTTGACCGTGACGAAAAAGTAAAACAATGGAAGGGTCACTGCGCTAAATGCGGAAGAGGTTACAACCTTTATTGTTTGGATTCAGAAGGCCAGGAGATATGTCCTCCATGTGCAGAGAGTGAACGAAAGGTGAAACGTACACTAGAAAAAGCTGAAGGTGCCGAAGCTAGCTTAGAAGAAATTGAGCATCCGGCTAATTTAGGAGGCTTGCGCGTAAAGGCTAACGAGACCGTTACTGTTCGCAATAATAGGACCAATGAAGACGTCATGCGATTTAGTTTGCCTTTTGCGGCAACAATTGTGGGAATACATGAATTCAAGCCAGTAAAAGAACACTCCAATGCAGCCTATTGCATAATTTGTAATAAAGAAGTGTGCCATGGACATCAAACAATGTGGACGGAATTAGAAAAAGGGAAAGCGTGGCCGTGGTGGGAGCGGTTAGAAACTCATCTTCGAATAGATCCCGATGAAGGCTGGTTTAGTACCTTTGAGATACACAAGAGTGAAGCTAGAGAAATACATGACTACATCCTGCAACTAGAAGCTAAAGTAAAAGAGCTACAAGAATATAAGTGTATGTATGAAGGGCTGTGTAAATGACAGAAGAGCATCCGGGGCGACGGCCGGAATGGTTGCATGAGCTTATGCACAATTGCGACAGGACCGGCACAGTCAGTGTCACCATTTGCCGCGCTCAATTGAAAGATATTCGCGATCACGTCCTTCAACTAGAAGCCGATCTAGTAGGAGTACGTATGGCTCATGAGATTACAGCAGCCGAGCGGAATGAGCTGAAGAAAAACTACAAGACCCTTTGCGAAACCAACGAACGAATTCACCAAGAGTATTCCGATTTAAGAATAATGCACGATAAGCTGCACACGCTTAGAGACTCGATTTCAGGGCAAGCATATAGGAAAGTAAAAACAGAACTAGAAGCAATCAAAGCGCGGGAAGTGAACATGTTCTCAGAGATAGAGCATCATCACGAAAATTGCATAGGGTTGAGGCAGGCCAACAGTTCTTATGGAGATATTATCGAACAACTGAAGGTGCAGCTAGAAGAGGCTAAAGCCGAAACCGAACGTGTATATCACGAGACAGCCAATCGCTATTGCAATTACGGTCAATATCTTAAAAGCGAGATGCAACTAGAAAACGACAAATTGCGAGCGCGGGAAGTGAAGCTAGTGCAATGGACAGCGGAAGAGTTTCGTTCGCTTGCCCCATACCCTCTTAGAGAAGACGAGGCACGAAAACTAATCGCCCAGTTCGAGAAGGAGCAAGATGAAAATCCCAAGTGATGAGGAGATTGAAGAGGAAGCACGTAGTTTCAAAGGGCATTCATTCCTACTCCCTTGGGCAGACGGTGCTATGTGGATGCGCGACCAGCTCAAACCCCTCTTAGACCTTGTGGAGCAATTGCGAGCGGCGAGGAAGGAATGTGAGTCAGAAGGAACCGAGAATCAGGCGCTAGAAAGATATGAGGAACTAGCCGAACTCCGCGATCAACTGGAGCTAGGTTAATGGAATTCTACGTATCCGTCTTACGTGTTCACAAGATGAACGATGAGCTTAAGCAAGACTTAGAGGCAAACGAGTGCTGTAATTTTTACAAAGACTTTTGGTTATTCGAGGGCGATTGGGCTCTAGGGCTTTCATATGCAAACGGTGACATCGAATATATAGGCGAAATTATAGTTCCGTCATTGGGTGGGATGACTAACTCAGAAGTTAATAAGATTGTGAGTGACCAATTGGAGCTAGGGGGAACATAGCATGTTGAAACTGTTCGGGCCTGGAAATCGCTCGATTTACCTACAGAGGAATTGAAGTGACTAAAGATCCCAATACTTCCATAAAAAGTTTTCTTGAAAAGATTGGTAAAGAGATAGTCAGTCTCAAAGAAAGTAACCGGCAATTAGAGCATATTCTGCGCAATATTCAGAATGAATTGGGTTTAATGAGGCAATTAGGAGCTAGAGGATTACTCGATGACAAAGAAACTAAACCTAAAAAAGATAGCTAAGCAACTACGCATCTGTCTTAACGAAGGCAATATGACAGTTCAGATGCAGGCCGATGAAGGTGAAATAACGCCTCTCAGTGAAGAGGAATATCAAGAGTACTTGAGAGTATTAGGTGAGTGGACTTTACAAGTGGAAGAAATGGAAAAGTAGACTAGAAACTTAAAATGAACTAGCTTTAGTGTACTGTAAAACTTAACTTATGGAAAATTGAAACATGGAATCAAAATATTTTGTAAATACTATGGGCGGTGTACATGGGACTGATATCTTTACTCCGGTAGGGAGAGCAGCTTTCGTGTATCTAGCCAAGAGAAACGACAAGTTTCCCAATGAACGAACTGGCAAGGGAAAATATGCAGTAACTATTCTTTTTCCCAAGGATGACGAGAGTAGTAAGCCACAACTAAGAGAGATTCAGAAACTTTGTAATGACATGTCTGATTTCTATGCTCAGAAAGAATGGCAAAAGACTAACAAGAAAACTTCTTTCACTGCTTTTAAGAAAGATCTTGAGACTAAGTTTGCACTTACTCAGCCGATCTTTAGAGATGGTGATAAAGCTGCCTATGAAGGCTTTCCTGGGCATTGGTTCATTGTGGCTAAGAATGACGAGAACACAGGTTCTCGTGGGATTATCTTCATGGAGGACCGGTCTCCCGAAGAGTTCGAGGCGGGTCATCTAGTCCGGGCTCAAGTGCAGCCCTATGTTGATAATAAAGGATTTTCTTACAGACTTGTAAGAATTAGATTAGTCAAGGATGACGGCTTTAGATTCGCCACGGCGGTTAAAGCTCCTGACCTACTGTCCGGTCTTGATGATGCTGTAGAAGCCGCTAAGTCAAGTCCTGAAGCTTCCGATGATGTAGGTGAGAGCTATGATAAAGCTTTAGAATCATCAGAGCCCGCTGGTTTAAACGTCCTATAGGGAGGTAATCATGGTAGATGAGAAAGAAACTCCTAGGCATTTTACTCAAAAAGGTGTTTTAAAAGGAGAAGCTGCCAAGGCTAAAGAAGAGTCTCCTAAGTCAGAAGAAAAGGTAGAGGAAAAACCTGCCTTCACTGAACCAGATGTTGATGCTAATGATGTAACTGAATAGATGCTACTACGAGGCAGCCGGAGTCTCTTTACCCCGATTCTCTATCCGGCTGCCTTTTTTTGGATACTTAGCATGGCTCATCTGTTAAAGCATCCCACGGAATCCGTACTAGTTAACCTAGACAAATTCTCGATCATAAAGCCTTGCTCCATTAATCCGACACATGTTGATTTCTATATTAATCCCGTTAAGGACGGCGAAAGAGGCCAGCCGGACTATACAATTATCTTTAATACTGAATTACAAAGAGATGCTTGGTTTAAAGGAAAACTCAAATGAGAGAACGGCATCGAGACGATAAAGATATAGTTCAGCAGTTAAAGGAACTGGGCATGCCGGTCCTTACAGTTGAAAGCTTAGCTAATGATATGGCTCAATCAATTGAGTTAGAGAAGGCTCACTATCGCGGTATGCTAGCCATGTGCCGTTACTTGATATCTTATGGTTGTACACCTGAGAGAGTAGTCGAAGCTCATACCGAGATCGAAAAGAAGTTGCTAGGGAGATGAGTATGCACTGGTATGTTAAACAGAAAGACGGACACCGGGCAGAAGTAGATCCTTTGGAATATCTTAAGTCACCAGCCGGTAGTAGAAACAAGATTCAAGCTGCTGTAGATCAAGTTCGAGGCGATAAGGATATTAAACTAGCTGAATTACAAGAAACTGCGCGAGTCGGTTTACGGCTCGTACCTAAAGAAAGGAATTAACTAATGAGCGATCTAGCAAAATTAGAGAAACGCTACGAGGATGTTAAAGTATCACCTTCTTTTAAAGGCGAAACTCATGGACTTAGTTCACTGGCAGGAGATAAAGCCTTGGAGTTCATCGATAAGAACTTTACTGTACTTGAAGATTACTTAAAGATAGTCTTGAAAGACGGACTAGTGAAAACTCTAATCCTACGTCAGTTGCCTTACTTTTATTTACTATTGCGCTCAGCAGTTGAGAAAGCGTTAAGTTAATTACTTTTTATAAAGATAAACAGCATGGTTGATGAAGAGAACGAAGAAACTCCTAAAGAGATGTCTACTGAAGCTCCTAGAGAAGAGCCTAGAGAGATCAGTCCTCTTGAAATGCAAAAGGCTACAATTCCAGAGGACAAACTTCCTCCATATCTCCAAGGGATATGAAAAGAGTATTTCTTTGTCTTCTGATTCCTATCTCAGTCAAAGCCGATACCCTCATTTGGGATCACCCTACTTCTAGGTTAGCTCCACCTGTACCTACTGCTGCCCCGGGTCAAACACCGGTTCCAACTTATACTGGTGAGCCTCTAGCAGCCGGAGATCTAAAAGAGAGCCGGCTCTACAATAAACGTACTCTGTACAAAGTAATTCCCTATCCTACTAACCTAGCTTCTGTCACAATGCAGACCAATCAAAACTACGCTTGGGAAGTTACAGCTATAGATAAAGGTGGTTTACAGAGTGATTACTCTAATGCTCTGGTTATCCAAGCTGTGCCTATACCTACTTTGGCCTGGCCACCTAACGAGCCAGGGAACTTGAGAGTAAAATGATCCACTGTATACTTCGGAAAATCCGGAGATCTTTAAGAAATTGGTTATTGGAGGGTACTGTAATGGTAAGTAAGACAGATTTTGAAGCAGCCGTTGATCGTATTACCGCGGCTCAAGGGGATACTAAAGTCCAACTCACTGCAATTAAAGAAACTATCGTGGCATTGCGCGATCAGATTGCTAGTGGTGGCGTTATTTCAGAAGCCGATCTAGATCAAATCCTCACCCTCGTTAGCGAAAAAGCCGATGAAGCTGAGGGCATAGATGTCCAAGCTCAAGAAGCGACCAAGCCTTAATGGAACTCAAACGCTGTAAACGTTGCGGCAGTTTAGCTCAAATTCACATCTGGCCTACAGACAGCCGGGAAGTACGTATTGAGTACGTAGTGGATTGTATTAATCCTGACTGCCCGCGTTTACACTCCACAGAACCTAAGTACCGGACTCGTGAGGAAGCCATCGAAGGCTGGAACAAACAGCAGGAGACATAAATGTCATCTTTTAATATCAAAGAGGGTGGTACTGGTTTTAAGCAGTATCACTGGGAAGTAAAAGACGGCTGGGTTCTTAGGGATGGAGAAAAGGTATTTATAAAAGGCGTTCATTACCCAGCTATTTACGATGATGCTACTCGGCTAGCTCGTTTCTCGGCTGTGGATAGAATTAAAAACGTTGGCTTTAATGTTATTCAAGCTCCTTTAAAGATAACTAATTTTGACGATGCTTTAGAATCTCATGACGATAAGTTCATATCTCAATGCCACTATCGAGGCATTAACGTCATTGTAGCTAATAATGATCCAGGTGGTTATTTAGCTTGCTTTGACTACTATGGCGAGCATCCGGGCTGCATGGGATTTTACAGCTACGACGACGTTCAGAACCAATCCTTTGTGGCTGTTAACAATCGCTATAAAGAACTAAAGCGCCGGTACCCTAATCGCTTAGTATACGCCTCGGGCGGTACCTCTAATATGGAAGCCAAGACTGGTGACTGGGATATAGTTGCTTACCAACGATATCCAATGGTCTACTCGGCTGCAGACAGTGCCAGAACAGCTACGGTAAATGGCAATCAAACAGGCGTAACTAATATAACTGTCAATTCAGGCTATACCGTACAACTTGGTGAGAAAGTCAGCATTCAAACCACTAGTGTAGTTGTAGAGCGCAATATTACAGCCCTTCCTGACGCAACTCACGTAACTATTAGCGGTGCTGCCATAGACGTTAATAATGCTGTAGTCATGACAGTTGTTGGAGAAACTTATTCCAGTTTAGCTAGCACTACTACTGAAATGGTAAAGGTGCAGAAACCTAATATGGTTGGTAATTCTGCTACTCTCATTAATAACCAGATGTTTAAGTGGTATAATTGCGAAGAGTGGGTAGCTAGTGGTGTTACTAAACGAATAGGAAACTATACTACCTACTGTAATTCAGCCGGTGCTAATTACCATCCTATCCCATCAGCTTTAACAGAAACTCATTACCGAAACATTCTTTATCAAGGACTCTTATCAGGCAAGGCTAGTGGCTTCATGGCGTATGCCTGGGCTGATTGGGTTTATAGAGAGGCCGGCCTCTCTGAAGAGAATAATCTAACTACTAACTCAACACTTCAATTAGCCGTCAGACGGTGCAATGCCGAGATCGATTACATGGTGAACTACTTTAAGTATGGAGAGTTCACTCCTTTAATCATGCCAAGTGAGTCCTATGCAGGCACTTGGGCGTATAAAGGTAAACTCCTTATTATCGGGATAAACGGCAAAGCACTTCCAGGTACTATCTCTTCTGCAAATGAGATCGTTTACAACATGCGCGGTAAAGTAAGAAATCCTTTCCCTTATCTCACTTCTACTTCTCTTACTAACGATAGAAAAACCCTGACTTGGACTGCACTACCCTGGAATGCTACGGAAATCTATGAAGTAGCTATCTCAGACTAAGGAGAGCTTTAAATGGATATCACACTTCGTTCTTCTGATGCTTCTCCGATCACAACTGCTACTGATACCATAGCTGTCCCGGCGCCTGGGGCTAACAAGTATATAGCTGTGGTTTATATCTTTGCTACGAATGCTGGAGCTACGGCTACTAAAGTTGCTTGGCGAGATGGAGTAGCCGGTGCATTAAGATTTCTTGATTATCTGCCTCAAGGAAAGCCTTTTGGTCATAGGTTTGGTGAGCCTTTAAGAGACAGTATAGAACGTATCGATAAGTTAGGCCCTATTGTATGTGGCAGATGGAAGTTGACCGCCAATACAGCTCTTTACATTAATACTAACGCTGCTGGTGAAGTTCACTGGACTGTTGAGTACGTCCTTCTTGATGATTATGGGCATGAAGTATGACCTTAAATTCGATTAAGGGTGCCTTTGATCTACCTAGACCTCCCGTAGGTATAGCTGGTATTGCAACTCTAGGTAGTACTAGTACTCTTACAGCTTCTGGCTTTAAGAATGCTAAGATCATTCAAGCTCCTAAAGCCGGTAATGTCCGTAAGATCGGCTTTAGAGCCGGTGCTGTCTCTGGAACTGAGCCTACAGTAGATGTTAGATTAGAATCACTAGATAGATCTACCGGCTTACCCACCGGCACATTAGTCGGAACTAATACGAATGGTTCTCAGTTAGTTGCTTCTAATATCTATTATACTACTACCTTAACTGCTGATGCTGCTGTCACTCAAGGGCAGCTATTAGCTATAGTCATAGCTTTCTTGTCTGGTTCTGGAAGTCCTTCGATTGTCATTCAAGACTTCTCTGATGAAGGCGGTAATGGTACTAGGGATTTTCCTTACGTTGCTAATAATCCTAATACTAGTTGGACTAAAACAGCCTCTTCTCCACTCATGCATCTTGAGTATGATGATGGATCGGTAGAAGCTATTCCAGGTGCTTGGCCTATATCCGCTGTAACATCCGTTACAATTACATCCGCAACAGATCCTGATTGCGTAGGCGTACAATGTAATCTTCCTTTTGATTACAAAATTATAGGCGTCTGGGTTTGGCTTGACTGTACAGCTGCTAACGCTAACTTTAATGTTAAGTTATACGATTCAGATGGACATACTGACATAGCAGCTTATGCCCATAGTGGCGCAATTCATGGTGGTACAATTGCAGGGATCTTTTACCTTACTTTAGATCGCACACCTACTCTTCTTGGCAACACTAATTACATGCTGGCTATTGAAGGATCTTCCACAGGTAACGTGATAGTTCAAACTTATGATGTACCTTCTGGATTAATAGATGTTTTGTCTGGAGGAGGTAACTTCATTTACGTCTCAGCTAAAGATCCTTCTTCAGATAGTTCTTGGACTCGATTGAGTACTAGACGAGCTGCAATAGGCTTAAGAGTCCAAGGCATTGGGGACGCTATTACAGTAGTGTTGCCTGGTATGAATATTCCGATCATGGATTAATATGACGGCTCAGAAATTCAAAGGATCTATTTTCTTTCCACGTTGCCCCTTAGTCGGTACAGCCGGTAACGTTGCCTATTCAGTTCTATCTACCTTAACTGCTACGACGCATAGAGCAGCTCAAATTTTCCAACTCCCAAAAGCAGGCAACGTACGTAAGCTTGGAGTAAGAATAGGTACGGTTTCGGGAGCTGTAACTCTAGATGTAAGGCTAGAAACTGTAGACACTACTACAGGAAATCCTACCGGAACTTTAGTAGGAACTACCACTAACGGCACCCTTACAAATCCTACTTCAGCTAGTTTTAACTTAGTTACCATGACTGCTGATGCTGCCGTAACAGCTAGTCAGCCAGTGGCTATTGTAATCAATCCAACAGCTATTGTAACAAGTTGTCAGGTAAATTCCTTTACTACTGAAGGTGGGAATCCAAAAGATTTCCCGTATGTCTCTAGCTATAATGGAACTACTTGGACTAAAGCCACTAAAGCACCGGTAATTTCGATCGAATACGATGACGGGTCTTACGGTGAAGTAGCTGGAGTATGGCCGGCTAGTGCGTTATCTACCACTACCATTACTTCGGCGACTACGCCTGATTGTGCGGGCATTAGATTTCAAGTTCCTTTTGGCTGTACGGCTAATGGGGCTTGGGTGTATTTAAACTGTAGTGCAGCCGACGCAAACTTCAATATTAATTTATACGATTCAGATGGAGTAAGTCCATTAGCTACTATTGATTGGATAGGTACTGTAGGCGTCTACGCTGGAGCAACAATTTTCTTCATTAAATTTCTAAGTGACGCTACACTTCTTCCAGCTACAACTTATCGATTAGCTGTCGAAGGAGCTTCAACAGGTAACGTAATAGTTCAGTATTTTGACGTTTCAACAGCTCCTCAAATGGACACTGTTCCTGGTGGTCAAGCTGTCTATGCGACTACAGCTAAAGATCCATCAGGAACCGGCTCATGGACAGATACGACTACTCGCCGGTATCTTTTGGGCCTCATGATCAATTCCTTTGACGTAACTATTACTACTACGCCAGGTGCTGATCTGTACGCTTTACTGGGGTAATACTGTGAAGGGGCACGATGTTCTCACCTCTTCTGAGTCTGATGAATATGGAACCCCTTTCTGGTTATTCAATCAACGCCATGCCTTATATTGGTTTACTTTAGATCCTTGCGCTAGTGCTGTTAACGCTAAGCTACCTAAGTTCTATACTAAAGAAGATGACGGTCTATCTAAATCCTGGGCAGGTGAAAAGGTATTCGTTAATCCGCCTTATTCAGATATAAGAAACTGGATGGCTAAATGTTTATCTGAGTATACTGAGCACAATATTCTAATAGAATGCCTCGTACCTAATAGGTCTGACACTAGATGGTTCCATGAATCAGTAGCCGGATATGCTACCATCTTACCTATCCAGGGCCGGATTAAATTCGACGGTGGAGCAGCCAGTGCTACCTTTCCTTCTATACTGGTTACGTATATGCCAAGGCTAGTAAGACCGTGAAGAATGAACTGACTAATAAGCTTGGGTTTGATGGTAAATCTGATGTTCGCTACCTAGCATTTAAAACAGGTATCATCGAAGTTACTCGTGCAACAAATGACCGATTTTATGATAAAGATGGTTGCGAATACGCCTTTGCTGAAGATGCTAATATGGTGGATAAAATATCTAGGATAGGAGTTTGGCCTTTTGTTTTTCCTCAAGGCACTGTCCTAGATGCTCCTGCTAAAGTACATGATTTTATGTACTCTTGCCCTTCTTACCAAGCTTATCATACAAGGGAAGAGGCAGACGCTTATCTTAGAGAAAATGAGTTGAAAGCGACAGAAGGCAGTTGGCTTAGGATTTTTGTGCAGCCTTTTTATTGGATCACTAGAGTACTAGGTGGCCGCTACTGGGAGAATAAGGAAACTAAATGAGAAGGTATGAACACCATTTAAAAATAGATGGCATAAGTGCTGAAGACATAGTTTCTATAGAGGCATCTCCGCATACTATAGAGCCTTTATTTGAAGAACCACCTTATCGTCGAGAGCCTTCTGTTATTATTGTGCTAAACATTACCTTCACAGAAAAAGGGTATTTGAAAGTTAAATATAAATTAGAAGCTATTTCTTTAGGAGAAGATCATGCCGCTCACAGCTAAGGGAACTAAAGTCATGAAGACAATGTCTAAGCAGTATGGAGCAAAAAAAGGAAAATCAGTCTTCTACGCCATGATCAATGAAGGCAAACTAACTGGTGCTGAAGGTAAAAGTAAAGCCAAGAAAAAGAAAAAATGAAAGCTGTAATGACTTTTGAGTATGATACAGGAGACTACGAAGCCATAGCTGAGATAGATCTCATGCGTAAGGCAGTTCACTGGAAAGGTGTAGTAGATGACTTGGATATCAATCTCCGTAATATGCTCAAGCACGGAGAATTCCCTGAAGAAGTAATGGCAGTTCTTCAAAGAGTACGAGATCAGTTGTGGGATCTTAAAAGAGAGAACGCACTAGAATAAGGAGACTAATACATGAGCCTAATCGGATTATTGATATTTCTTTTAGTTGTAGGTGTTCTTCTTCCTTTAATGCCTTTGCAGATAGACCCAAAAATAAAGCAGTTGATCTACGTAGTACTGGTTATTCTAGTAATTGTTATTATATTGGGCATCTTCGGTGTATTAGCACTACCTTTTGGTACTCACACGGTTACGTATGTCAAATAAAGACCCTAGACTAGGCCGGCTCATTGAGTTCGATCCTAGATCCAAAGAGCATAGAATTACAGCTATCCTTCCAGGCCGGGCAGTTAGGCCACGTTCATATAGATGGGCATGTGGAATAACACTTGATCAAAAGGATCAAGGGAGTTGTGTTGGGTTTGGTTGGAGTCACGAACTAGCTGCTCGTCCTAGTGTTATTCCTAATATTAATTATGACTCTGCATTTGCTGTCTATAAGAAAGCTCAAACTTTAGATCAATGGCCAGGACAAGATTATTCTGGAACTTCAGTAATAGCTGGCATTAAAGCTGTTCAAGCTATGTATCCTGACGCAATTCATTCCTATAAATGGGCATTCAGTATTGAAGAAATAGTAGCCACTCTCGGCTATCAAGGACCGGTAGTTCTAGGCATTGCTTGGTATGATAAGATGTACGAGCCAGATAAGGAAGGCTTCATTCATGTATCAGGATCATTAGCCGGTGGTCATTGTATTCTAGCTCGCGGCGTAAATGTAGTCGGAAAGTTCATTATTCTTAGGAACAGCTGGGGCCCCGCTTGGGGAGTGAATGGTGACTGTAAGATATCCTATAATGATCTAGAATACCTTATGAAGCAGGAAGGGGAGGCTTGCGTACCTATCGGCAGGCAAGTCTTGTCAACATAAAGTTGACAAATTTTGATACTTCTGCTGTACTAAAGTAATGATTGACCAGTTCACTGTCAGTTTTCAGGAAAAATCTTACCCTTGTTTCTACGTCTCTTCCAGGAAAAGAGCTTTAGAAGTCATTGATCAACTCGTTCAGAAAGAAACTGTCTTTGCAGCTGACCTAGAAACTGCGGCTCTACCAGAATGGAAGCATATTGGTAGAGCTGCTCTTTCGCCTTTCCTGGCTCGTCCTAGATTACTACAGCTTTTTACAGGCACGGGTGCTGTAGTCATGGACCTATTTGCCACTGGTCCTCTCGATCTGGCTCCATTGTTTCATAACCGTCCGTCTGTCTTCCATAACGCTACGTTTGACTTTAAGCAACTTAAAGTTCATCACAATGTCGCAACACCTGACTTGCACTGTACTTGCATCATGGCTCGCATGGTCTTTCATGCCATCTTTCCAGAGGATAAGAAAGCTGACTTAGGCTCTGTGATCAAAGCTTTCTTTGGTGAAGAGATCAATAAAAAGGCCGGCGTAACTGACTGGTCTATTCCTGATCTTACCTTTGAGCAAATTAAATACGCTGCCATGGACGTAATAGTTCTCATGGAGCTCTATAAAAAGCTTAGTGATTATATCGATAAACTCAAACTAAGAAAGGTGTATGATTTGTACAGAAAAGCTCAGCTAGTTATTTCAGAGATGGAATTAAACGGAATAACTGTCGATGAAAAGCAGCATCGTATTAATGTCATTCGTTGGAGAGAGGAGCTAAAAGACGCTGCCGATGAAGTTCTTAACCTAACCGGCCTTAAACAGATCACTGATGCGAAAGTAGCTAAGTGGTTAGAGGATTCTCTTCCTCATGAAACTTTAAGTATTTGGCCATGTACTGAAAGTGGTGAAAGACTTTCTACTAGTGCTGATACTTTTTCTGATTTTGATTATCTTGAAATCGTAAAACCTTTTTCTCGCTACAAGAAACTCCAAAAACTCACCACTTCATTCGGGATGAATCTATTGTCTAAGGTTAATCCTGCAACAGGCAAGATCCACTGTAGTTATAGAGTAGCCGGGGCTCGTACTGGAAGATTATCTTGTTCTGAGCCAAACTTAACTCAAATGCCTCGCAGTAAAGAAATACGATCTATATTCGTACCTTCACCAGGTTATGTGATGGTTGTAGCAGACTACAGTGCCGTGGAAATTCGCTATATAGCCGAGCTATCTCAAGATGAAAGGATGCTGCGAGCGTTTGAGCAAGGACTTGATATCTACAAGTACACCGTAGCTAATATCCTGCATAAATCTATTGAGCAAGTTACGAAAGAAGAAAGGCAGATTGGTAAAAGTTTAGCGCTCGGCTTGTCCTATGGCTTGTCTTACAAAAAGTTCTCAAAGCATGCAAAAAAAGGTTACGGAGTTGAGGTTACAGAAGAAGAATCTAAGGATCTTATTTCGGGCTACCGTAACCTGTATAGTGGATTACGTAGGTGGCAACTAGAACAAATAGAGACGTGCCCTTTACGTCGCTACACTGCTTACTCTCCTATGGGCAAAAGCCGGAAGTTAACCGAAGAAACATATTTTGGAGCTGCGCTCAACATGCCTGTGCAGGCCGGCTGCGCTGAGGCGATGTTACTGGCTTTGCTTAAAACTAAGCAAACACTTCAAGATACCTCTGCCCGTATGCTTCTTTCTGTACACGATGAAATAGTAGTGGAAGCTAAAGGACCGGATGTAGAAGAGGTTACAAAGAGGATAACTAAGGCAATGACTGAAGCCTATACTGAATTAGTGCCGCATGCGCGAACCCTAAACAAGCTAGTAGAACCCTCCAATGGAGCTTCGTGGGCAGATGCCAAGAACTAAAATAGATATAACCGGACAACGCTTTGGCAGGCTCACTGTGATTGCTTTTGACAAATCAGTAAAGTCTGACGCCAAATGGTGTTGTACTTGTGATTGCGGCAGTGAAGGTTCTTTTTACTCAAGAGCTTTAAGAAAAGGATTAACTACGTCTTGCGGCTGTTATTTAAAGGAACGTAGGTATGAGATACGATTACGTCATGGACATTCTAAACGACATAACATCCCGGCGTCTTCTACGTACAGTACATGGGCTGCAATGAAACAACGCACAGAAAATAAAAATAGCCCTAGTTATCAGAACTACGGGGGCCGAGGAATTAATATATGCGAAGAATGGTCTAAAAGTTTTGATGTATTTTTACACGATATGGGAGAAAAGCCTGCTGGACTATCTATAGATCGCATTGACAACGAGAAAGGCTACTTTAAAGAAAACTGTAGATGGACCACCGGCGCCGAACAGGCCCATAACAAAAGAAATAATAATAAACTAACATACGGGGGAGAGACGCTTACACTAGCTGAGTGGTCTAGACGTATAGGTATAAATGTCAAAACATTAGAATACCGATATTACCAAGCTCATTGGCCTATCGATAAAATACTAGCTACACCTGCGAAGGTGCCGAAGATTAAACTACCCAAGCATATAACTTATGCGGGCGACACATTATCCGTAACTGAGTGGGCAAGAAAGTTGAACTTGAACCCTAGTACTTTAGAGTACCGATTACGCAGAGGCTGGACAATAAAAGAAGCTCTGAAGTGAAATACTATATCGGTTTGGACCCTGGGGCACACGGAGCGGTAGCTATTGTAGGGAGTGACGGAGAGCTTGTTCAGTATCTGTGTTTTCAAGGTAGCTGGAAACCAATTGGAAACATATTAGCTGAGTACAGAGAAGACTCAGTTGCAGCTCTTGAGAAAGTCAGCTCTCGTCCAGGACAGGGTGTGGTTTCGGTATTTCAATTTGGTAAAGCAGTAGGTGCTCTGGAATCTTTACTAGAATATCTTCAAGTGCCTTTTATCTTAGTTTCTCCCGCCAAATGGCAGTCTATCTTAGGATCTTTTCCTAAAGGTGAATCAAAATTAAGAGCAGCGGACTATATACGCAGAAGATATCCAGGAATTCTCCTGACAAAGAATAAAAAGAAAAATGAAGGCATCATAGATGCCTTATGCTTAGCTCTCTTTATTAAGGACAATCACTAAACACCTATATTTGATTTCACTAGTATTAATAAGCTAATATAAAAGTAGTTTAACATTTAACAGGAGTTAAAAGTGCCACGCGGAATACCAAAAAGCGGAAAGAGAAATTACGTCCGTAAAAAGAAATATGCCCTTGTTCGTAACGTAATTAAAAAAGCTGCTGCAAAACAATCAGTAGCTCCAAGGAAAGTAAGCCGGACTAGTGCTAAGAATATAGTGCTGGATAAGTTCACAGGCTTAGAAGAGAAAGTTCAAGAACTGACAGATCAGCTTAAGCTAGTTACTGATAAGCTAGTTCTTCTTGATGCTCTTAAACAGCTGAGCCCAATTGGAAGAATACTTAAAGCTTTAACGGACAGTAACAAAGCTCAGTTCATAGATGCATTTCGTAATAGCTTCCTACGCAATAGTACTAGCCCGGAAGAATTTGCTGAAACATTTGCCTGCACTTTAGTTAGCTTAAACATGACTGTGGAAGACTTGACTAAAGTAATCGCTGATTACGTAGAGCCTAAAGAAGAACCGGCTACAGAAGCTACTTCTCAAGTAGAAGTAGACTTAGAAGGCAACACTCACAGTCCTTTAGATTTACTTTAAAGGAACGGTTATGTCCGTAGGCATGGATTTTCTAGGACTAGCGCACCCTAATTTTCCATTCAAAAGTATCTTAAGAGAAACTCCTAAAGACTACCCTATAGGATTTTTCTGGAATGCTTTTGGAAATTCGAGCAAACATTTCCTGGCATTACTTGATGCGGGCTTTAAAACATTCCGCATTCAAGTTTACTGGAGTGACGATCATTCAATCGTGCCGATGCCTATACTTGAAAATTCCTTGGCTGAGATTAAAGCTACTATCAATAGGTATACTGGAGAAGACTTTACTCTCTACATTTCACCTTCCTGCGAACATGCGGAGAAGATTCAAGAAGAAATCAGACGCCGGCTAGAAACAGTAAAAAGAATATTACCCGGTGCTATTCCAGTTAATAATCCTTGGAAAGGTAATGGACAAGATGTGCCTGGCTACTTACACGAATACCACGGGGCTAATCCTGGTAAATGCGATCTAGCCTCAACTGATGGCACGAATATCTACGACATCAATGCAGCTCAATGGGTACGTACTTACGGTAATAACGCACATCCCTGTTTCTTATGGGGCGCTAGGTTTAACTTACGAGAGATATCTGATCCAGGACAAAAACCTCCGCCTATTAAGAACCGAAAAGCCGCTCCTTCTACAGGCTATATCAGATCTATTTTAAGACTAGCCGAACCTAAAGGAGAAGCTCCTAACCCTAGCTTCAAGGCTATCCCTCTTGAAGCGCCTTGGTTTCTTAAATGTTTAGCTGAAGACGACCAAGAATTGAGCGAGGATATGCCTGATGATCCACGCGAAAATAGGCCAATGGTAGCAGTAAAGCCGAATGTTAATGCTCTTGAGATCCTTACCCATACAAAACAAGTAATAGGAAAACTTGCCCGTTATGGCCATGGTGGCGATTTAAATGGACTGACTAGATACTACTCCGGTTTACCTGGTGGGATAGGACTCTACGGATATGAAATAGCAAACAAAGCTAAACATATATCCGGCTCTGAATTTACTTGGATAAGAGCTGGGAAAGTTATTATAGGGCCACTTCATTTTGCATTCAGACAAGGTACTTTTAGAAACTAAATAGGAATATTATGATAACTTTTCTCTTTGCTATTATGTGTGGAATTCCGCCGATACCTCCGATACCACCTATTGGTTGTACATCTTTAAATCCAGTATGCGTGTGCGACGCTGATAATAACTGTAGCTGGACTTATATTTGTGTTCAATAAATGGCATTCAAAGTCCCTTCTGATATCATTAAAGCCTCTAAAGCCCTAAGCGTTTCCATACTAAAAGACGCCGGAGGATCTTCAGCTGTAGCCAATAGCCTAGATCGGGACCGGCAATACATTCATAATTGTACCAGTAGAGGCTACGTACCTGTTAAAAGCGTTTACGACATCAGTAGACTATTGGGAGTATCGGCCTGGACTCTTTGCTACCATAAGCTAATGGAAGCCTTTGGAGAGGAAGCTCCGAGCTTTAAAGAGGTAATCAAAGAGGCTCCTCTCTTGCCTAAAGAGAAAACAAGAATCCTAAATATGTTAAGATAGTTAAGGTGTACCACCGTGAGCCAGACTCAAGAATTGGAGTATAAAGAAGATCTTTTGGAGCGGCTTAAAGATCCTGAATATGCCGCCGGCTACTTGCTAGCTTGTATTAAAGAAGGTGGCGACGTATTTTTACTAGGCGTTAAAGACGTAATAGAAGCTGCTAAAAGGAATTCAGATGAAAAGCCCAAAGATTAAAAAACCAATCGTAGTTATAAAAAAGAAGCCTAAAGGTAAGCTAAAAGGCGATAAGGAAAAGAAGAATCAGTAGCTACCTGAGTACTTGCATCTTAGCCGCGGCTCTGATCTTACTAACAGAATCACTAATGATTTTCTGACTCTTATCAGTTCGGACAGCAAAGGCCGGCTCATACATAATGCTTTGGAGAAAGCTCTTAATCTGAGGACCAGAAATTTTTAGTACGTTATAAGACTCTTTCTCATTCAGAAGATCCTTGTACTTACCTTCAGCTTCCCTAACATCTCCAAAAGCAGCCGTTTCTTTGCTGTTCATCTTTACTGTTGGGCCTTGATTGCTAAGAGTATGTCCTGATTTTTCTAACCAAGAAGACACAGGATCTTCAGTAGTCCGGCTAAAGATTGTACCCATCGGATTTCTGGTCCAAAAAGTAGGCTGAACTTCTTCTCCGAATCTGTTTAAAGCTACCGGTGCTCCGACGTATTCCCTGGCTACAGGGATCTTATTAGCAAGCTTAGCAGCTAAGTTATTGTAGGTTTCTTGAGGATGGCCATCATACCATTGGTAGATATTCCTTAATAATCCAGAGCCAGGAATAAACGGCTGAGCATAGTTAGCAGCAATAGTCTTAGCAGTATTTGAAGCTCTTTCTAAAGCTGTAGGAGCCGACTCAGAAGTGACTGGAGTAGACGGTTGAAAAGCCGCATAGAAGTTATTCACAGAGTCCAGAAAGGAAAGCGTTCCTACTGAGCCTAAAGCCATCATGACTGTATTAGAGGCTAAGAGTAATTTATTATCACCTCTTTTTATAGCTTTATGTACATTGTCAGCTAGCGCAAAAGGTAATACTAGAGGACCTAAGAATTCCTTAGAAAATATACTACCCCCTACCTGAAGAGAAAATTCCGATATCCCTTGAGCTTGCATGGTAGCTCTGTCTTTAGGATCGAACCTGCCATGAAATTTAACGTAGGGGTTTTTCTCATCCTGACTAGAAAGAACACCATACAAGAGTCCGATAGCAGCCGTACCTGCCATCATCCGCCCGATATGCTCACGCATCTCTAGTTCATAGATATCAGTCTTAGGTGTAAACTCAGTGGCCTTTTTAATATAGTCTTCACTCTTACCGGCTTCTCTCAGCATTTCAGCTTTTGCTTGAGCGTTCTCAGCTAATTTTAAATTCTCTCCCTTAATTCCTGTTCTTTTAACTTGTAGATCTAATAGCCGGTCTATAGCTAAAGGTGTATGCGCTATCCAGAAATCACCTATGTTTCCAGCTACGGTTAAAAATGGAACAACTTCCTTAAGGGGTTTAACATATCTTCCCTTACCAATTGGAACTTTGATGTTAGAAGTAAGATAGTTCATACCTTTGGCAGTTAAGCCGAGAACAGTATTATTAGATTCATTATTAAAAGTATTAGTTTCTCCATGGCGAAGTTCTAAATCTCTTACAACACTATCTCTGTTCTTCTCCATGCCTTCATAGAACATTAACTTTTTTTGGTTAGGAGAAATTTCAACTCCAATACTTTTTAAAGCATTTACCCTTGTATCAATTTTGTTCTTAAGTTGGGATCTAAAAGTATCGGTACCGTAGATAGCTTCCTGAATATTATTTACGTTAGGGAGTTTCCCTTGTTCCATCAGCATCTGAGCTGCTACGGCTGCTTGGCCTCTTTCTGCGCCGGCCCCAAACATGGCATCAACAGCGCCTAACTGTCTCATCATTACTTCTGTAAAGTCTGTAAGTAACGTAACAGGTGTTACAGCTAGTTTAGCTGTATGAATAAGCGAGGGATCAGTAAAGGCTTCCTTTACTATCCGGCCTGTTTTTAAGGGAGTAACTATCTCTACTTTCCCTGGTTCTTGTTGAATACGTCGTGATCTATTACCCTGTAAAATCTCCCAAGCTTCTCTAGCACCTTTACCTACTAACCCTTTAGACCATTCAGAAGCATAATGTGCAGCAGAAAAAGTAGGCTTTCTAAGAGTAGCTAGCCTAGTCAGATCATAAGCAGTGTAGGCAGCTACCGTAGAAGCCGGTGCGCCTATGTTACCGAATACGTTTCTAAAGCCTGTATTAAAGCCTGAAAGAACATTCTTTCTCCAGTAATTCCAGATAACATCTACATTATCTTTAGTAGGCGGAAGATGCTTTGACTCGATGGAAAAGATCCCATCATGAAGCTGCAAAGCATCTGTAGCACTGGCATCCTTAAGTGCTGAGTACAGTTCTCTAAGATTTTGTTGAGCTTCAATAGGAAACTCTTTCATCTTCTTTTCAAAAGCAAACTTAGCTTTTGTGAGTCTTTCTTTGGCTTGGGTTTCTTTTTTACCTATAGTCTCTACAAGATTAGTTGCATTTGAAACACGCACTCTCTTATCGTTTATTCCAGTATAAGTAGCTTTTCCTTCACTATGAGCTTGTTTAAGTTTACTAGCTTGATCCTGTAAGTCTAAAAACTTCTTACTTTCAGGTTTACCTTTAGTAGCAAGCTTTTCTTTTTCTGCTCTAATAGATTCATCAAGTTGAGTGATTCTATCTTCTATAGGTTTATTTAATTCTTTTGTTGCTGTCTCTAGTTCCTTAGTGGCAGCTTCCCTTTCTTGAGTTATAGTGTCAGCTTCTTTCTGTAAGTCAGGGAGTGAGACTTTATCCCTGCCAAACTCTTTAGCTAACTGCTGAGCAGCTTCTTGTCTTTTTGTTCCTTTGATTCTTGCAATTTGTGATCCAGCTGTAGCTTCTGGATCTAACTCGGCTAGTTGGGCAGCTCTTCCAGTTCTTCCCCAGATCTCTCTAACTTGAGCTTCTTTGGCGTAAGCTTCGGAAATAAGTTTTGTGTATTTATCAACAGCGTCATAATTACCAGCTGCTTCAGCATCTCCATTAAGCTTCTCTAGTTTAACTCTCAACTTAGTAATAGTTGCCGCGTCTGTATCATTTACACGAGTTAGATTATTAAAATGATCTAACGCGCCTACTATACCTTTTTCAGCTATTAATTGTTCGGCGGGATCTAAGATCTCAGCTTTCGTTTTAGGATCATAAGTCAGTGTTGGATGCTCAACTTGTATCCGTTCTCCGTTAGGTCCTTCTTCATAGGAAAGAACAGATACGCCTCTAGCATCCGCTAATTCAGGACCTAAACGTTCTCTTAGTTTTCTGGCATATTCACTTTCAGTCTGGCCAAACTCATTAAACCTTCTGCCCCATCTGTTCACAGTAGTCATGGCAATACTGGCAGCACCAGCTGTAGAGGCTATGGGACCGTCAGTAACAGTGAACTTAGTTCGTCTGGCTCCGTTTGTTTGATGTACTTCATTTACACCTACTACATGAGTAGTTCCTGTTGGTTCAGTAGTGGGTATCTCTACTCTTCTTGTTCCTGTTTTATCCTTAGAGATAGATAGGTCTGGTTTAAGAAAATCGGATTCGGCATACAGTTTCCCATCATTAGTGACTAAATGAATAGCTGTTCCATCCGGTGCATGTGAAGCTTCTAAATCCTTTAACTTTTGAGCTATCTCCGGCGTAACAGCATACATACTATCGAAAGGCTCTAGTACTTTTCCTTGCTGTTCTAAGTGTACTCTGCCATTTACTCTGACTAACCTATCTCCATTTTTAAACTCTGCTACTGGAGTGGGAGCTTCGTCAGGTACGAAAGATCTGACCGGTTCCCTGACTGCTTCTTTAGGTGCAGGCTTAGCGCCATCAACAGCTTCTACAGCGTTCTGGAGAGCTCGGTCAGCTTGCTTTGCTGTATGTCTAGCATGAGAACTATCGAAAGTTTCTTGACTAACAGTCCCTTTATTTACGTCTGCTTGAGTGAACTCTCCTTTTGCCCATCTCTCTGCATCAGCAGCGATAGAAGCTTCTTTTCTGGCTCCAGCTCTCTCGGCTATTCCATGAGAAATCCCTGACACCCCAGCAGTCAGGATACCAGCGCTAGCTATAGCCGGGCCTGATCCTTTAAACGGATCTAAGGGAGTATCTTGTCCAATACTTTCAGAAACATTGCCTAGTACGTTAGCTGTTTCAGCAGCTCCTATTTGCAGAGCTGTATCGCCAATGACTCTTGGAAATACTTTCTCTCCCAGTGTACTAATAGTTCTACCAACTAGTCTTTCAGCAGCTTCACCGAATACTTTACCTCCGGCTGCCATCTGAACACCTTGGCCTATAGCTTCTATGCCAGCTGCTGTAGCAGCTTCCTGTTGTGTAGCTCCTGATTCTCTAGCGCTTTCGTAAGAGCTTCTTACTGCTCCAGCTCCCGAAACACCGAAGTAACCTAATGCTCCAGCTCCACCAGTCGCAGCACCTACGGCTAAAGCAGACCCAACAGTACCTAGTCCGCCTGCAATAGATTCGACATACGGAGCTGTGGCACCTAAGTAAGGATGTGCTTCTTGAAAGTCAGGACTACTCTGTTCTGTAAAGAAGTCTGTAACTCCTGTAGCTCCAACTAATTCAGCTGGTCCGCCAATAACGCCTTGACCGAATTTCAAAGCTAAGTCAGTAGCTAGATAATTATCTTGTCCATAAATTTCACGACGCATTGCTACAGCAGCTTTAGAGATATCGCGTGTATAGGTAGACCGATTTTGTATATAAGTCGGATCTTGAATATCAGTTATGGCTTGTTTATTAGATTCTTCCCATTTGTTTATTTGATCTATTTTCTTAGAATCTTCATCAACTCCTTCTCCAGCAATAGTACCTAGCTGAACCGGCGCTACTTCAATAGCTTGTTCAAAATTAAAAGGCGTACGTACATCAAACTTTTGGCGTAATTCAGAGCTACGAGATTCTAATAAACTATTTGCCGCAGTTGGATCGCCGAACTGAAAACCCGAATACATGTCCCGCATAGCAGCCAGTCCTGTTTCAGGATCAGGCGCTTGATTGATTAATTCTTGAGAAGCTAGATTAAAATCTGCTGTCTGTTGATCTTGTTCTTGACTATCAAACGGCCACATAGTTTACGCAAAGTTTAATACGCCGTGATTTTGTAAGATAGAAGCTATTTCCATATCCCTTCTATTCTTAACAAAAGCTGGAAAATAGCTTAAAACTTTATCGGCATAGCTTAATACTTCATTTATTTTATTAGGATTTCTAGGATAAAACTCTTTAACTGCTTGCGGTAAAGCTTTTCTCACGTTCTCCCAATCAGTAGAACCGGCTAATTGCACTGCTCTAGCAGCTACAGCCGGTCCCCCATTGTAGCCTACTAAAGCTATCATTGGATTTTGAAAACGATCGAGTAATGACTCTAAGTAAGTAGTTCCAAGAAATAATGATGTAGCTGGATTAGTTCTATCCGCTCCTGGCGAGATATCGTTAGCCGTACCTAGAGAAACTTGCATTAAACCTTTAACACCTGTCTTACTTATCGCATTAGGATTTCCACCACTCTCTACAGCAACGACAGCTTTCGTTAGTGCTGAGAATCCGTTTAATTCAGGATTATTCTGAACTCTCTGAACTATTTCATTATGTGGCTGAATAGCTCCTGGAGTCCTTATTTCAAACCTAGAAGGAATAAGAGCCGGAGCAGTTGTATTAGTTGCTTGCTGAATAGGAGTGACCTTCGTAGTAGGCCGATTCCTATCTATGGAAAACTTGGCTCTCGCTGAAGCTTCTTCTTGTCTGCGCTTATTCTCAGCTTCAGGGTTAGATGTTAGTTGGGGCGCCGGTGCTTGAGGATTATCAGGAGCAGGTGTTATCCAAGGTGTTGGCTGTGCATTAGGCACGTCAGCGGGTGTATTTGAAACAGATGGTGTAGGTGATAAAACAGGTGACACATACACAGAATGCTGTACTGTACTAGGATTGAAAGTCGGTCTAGATGCAGGGGTTTGACCTTGAGCTGCTCTAGTCTCATTTACCTTAGCTTCTATTTTAGCTGCCGCTGCTTGAAACGAACGAGTAACTTTAGGCGGATTTATGGGTGGATTTATAGGTGTCTGGTACTGAGGCAAGTCTGTATTAAGCCCGCTTAAGAAAGCAGCTTCCGCATTAGGGTGGCCTTTATTCGCCTCGTCAGCAACTCTTTGTTGCTCTAGAATACTTGCTTTTCTTTGCTTCTCTACTTCTAAAGCTTGTCTCTGAATATCCCCTAATCCCCCTTGATCATGCCCGTAACCATTCGCATACTGAAAAGGTTTAGAATACTTGTTATAAATCTTTTCAGTAGCGTCATTGAATTCTTGAACTTTCGTCTTTTCTTGTCCGGGTTCTCCATAATAAAAGTAAGGTTTCCAAGCAGGCTTACCTCCTCCTACCGTAAAGTCTATTACAGGATTTCCATTCTTATCTAATTCAGGTAAAGGTTGATTAGTTTTAGGATCAAGCTGTACTTTTCCTTGGTCATCTCTTTTATACTTAGGTACAGGAATACCGCCGGAGGATTCTTGCTCATAACGAATCTCTCCATTAAGAGCCAATTCCATTGCAGACTTACCAAGCTTACTAGCTACAGTATGTATATCCCCATTAGTCATGTAATCTTTCTGAGCTTCTTGAGATAAACTCTCAGCTTTCATGCCATACTTAGCAGCTTCAGTAGCTCTTATCTTAGCTGTTTCAGCTTCATATAATAATGACTTATCTGCCGGCGCCCATCTCTCGGATGACTTAATAAGAATATCATTAAGATTAGGAGTGGCTGCTATTACATCCACATACTTCTGAGAAGTATAAGCTTGTCCCACTGCAATAGGATCGCCCTTTTTTATGATATTTAAAAATTCAGTACGCCTTTGTTGAAGGTTTGCGTCTTGTGTTTGCTTCTGAATGGCAGCTTTTTCTTCTGCAATCTGAGCATCAATATAGCTTTGAGGATCTTGTTTATAAGCAGCTGCTTGAGCTTCGCCTCTTATAGCATTGGCTTCATTAATGCGATTAGTTACTGGAATCTGCTCAATCTGATTAGCTCGAATAGCCTGCTGCTGTTGCTCTGATTCGTACTTCTGTTGATCGTCTATGCCTTTAAGTAATCCGCCAAAAAACGAACTATAAGCAGATGGAGCTTGAGAAGCGTCGTTAACTCCCTTGGAAAAGGCATTGACGAATAAATTAACGTCTGCTTCTGGATAAGGATTCGTAGCCATTAAGCATACCTTGAGGCATTAAACTTTCTTAAATCTGCTTTGGACATATCTCTAGTGTTCACCCCTTTAAGATTCATGCCCGTAATAGGAACATTCTTAGACCACGGATCTACGTAATCTTGTAAAGCCTGCTGGTATAGCCCGGCTGTTGGCTGACCCCAATAATGCCCACCTTCCATGTTGAAACTATAAGCCGGGCTTTGCGTATTACTTACCGCTTGTCCGGCTGCTACTTGAGTAGCTACTCCAACTTTTTGATCAGGCGTAAGCCTGGACAATGGGTTAACGCCACCAGATAAAATCATGCCTGGATCAGGATTTCTAGGAAGAGAAGGAGTCTGTTGAAACACCATATGAGGTCCAGGGGTATTGACCATGCTCGAAGCAACTTCAATACCCTTATACCTACCGGGCATTAATTGATGCGCTGTATCGTAGCCATCTTGATCAAAGGTCATATTAATCCCTTGATGAAGTTGAGCTAAATCCATTTCGTTTATACGGTGTTCAGCAAAGGCTTGATTGGCTAATGCATAAGCATCTTCTTTGGTTTTAAGTCCACTCTGGACGAACATGCCCCTTACGTTTGCTTGAGCTTTTCCGAAAGTCTCTTGCGTCATGTCCTGACCGTAACCAACATTACCTAAAGATGCGTTAGCAAGTTGGCCGGATATCTGATCAATAGCTTTTCCTTTGCCACCTGAAAGAAGCCGCATTAAGGAAGTAGTCATTAAATTAGCTGAAAAGTCTAAGTCATTGGTATAGTCAACATCGTAAGCTGAAAGAGTTCTTACTTCGTTTCCTTGGGGAACTTTACTAGGATCTCTAAACTCGTGATTTCCGTCTTTACCGTCTAGCCCAGCGTTTACTTTAGTACCGTCAGCTAAAGTAACGTTCCATTGTTTGTCTACAATCCCTGCGTCTTGAACACCTTTTCTAACCATATCCCGGCCCATACGGGCACTACTCTTTCCACCCAGTACGCCAGCTGTAAGTTTATCGGCAATAACACTTCCGCCTAGAGTTGCGTATTTCTCGTACTTCTCTCTAAACTTCTCACCTCTTCCTTTAAAAAGTTTCTGATCTGCTAATTGACCTACGGCATATAAGCCAGCTGTATAGTAAGTAGCAGCCGAATCTTCGGCTGTACGTCTTAATGCAGTAGCTTTTTGCTTAGCACTCATATTAGAGCCTAAGATCTTAGATGCTGAATAAGCAGTGCCGGCCCCTATGGCTACATTTCCCAAAGTAGCTGAAGCAGCAGATCCAGCTGCATTTGCACCTGCTGTAGCTGCGTTATAGGCTGCATAAGCTCCATAGCCGCCTGCTCCGATTCCTATTGCCGCTGAGGCAGTCTTATTCTTTACTACTCCTCCTAGAGCACTGGCAGCTACAATAGCTCCTAACGTATAAGGATTAGATTCTCCGAGCTTCGCTATTCCTTGAGCCATTTGAGTGCCACCAATAACTCCGTTAATAGCACCTTCAGATCCGCCTTTACCCCAGTTCTGGTACACGGAATACGCTCCGGCTGCTGCAACAGCTCCTCCAGCAAGTGTATTAAGACTAACAAGATTACTAGATCCATTCATCGTGGCAGCTGTGCCCTCATGCCCTATTGGAACCGCTACAACTGTATCAGGAGCAGTACCAGCTGCTACGACAGTGTACCCTTGAGGTACGTTAGAAGAGGGTCCTACAACTGCTCCCACACCCATTGAAGGAGCTGCTTTAAATCCAAGAGATCCTAAAGCTTGAGCAGTTGTATTGACAGCTTTACCTCCATTCTCAGCGGCTCCGATAAGACCCATCTGTTTAGCAGTAGTAGCCATCTGAGCAGCCGTGCCAGCTCCAAAGGTAAGCCGCTGCATCATGTCCATCTGATCCCAGTTTTTCATGAGAGTAACGACATTAACACCAGCACCGGCTAGTCCTAATGCAGTACCCACAGTTAAACTAGGATCACCTTTTTGTGCTCCTCCGATCAAAACTCTCTTAGATAAGTCTTCTCCATTGGCATACTGATAACCAGTTAACGCCATACCAGCCATAGCTAGGGATCTCTGGGACGTACTCATTTTATCCCAATTAGTGACCATATTGTAGGCACTAAAAGCTGTAGCTATACCGGCCTTGTCGCTAGGATTCTTTGCGTATTGATCAAGAGTAGGTTTTCCAAACTGAGTAAGAATGGAATTAACAGCTCCTTTTTGATCGCCTTGAGAGATCTGCGCTGTTAATTGCCCCATGAATTGGGGGGAACCTGCTAGTTTAGTGTACTTAGCAAAAGAACTGGCTTCTTCTTTTGTTCTAAAGGCTCCCGTGGAATCTAAAACTTGTCCTACTGTACTAAGCTGATTTTCGCCTGACTTATAGTTATTAGCCGAAGCTCCATTACCTGTCACATCAGTAAGAGAGTACATCGGTTTTCCATCGGCATCTAACCCAAACTCTTGAACACCCGGCTGCTGCTTACGGAATATCCCAGCATTAGATTTTACTAAGTTATCCACATCAAAGAGGGACGCCTGCATTTGTCCATCTTTGGCTAGATTTTGTTTAAACGTAGCATCACCAATCATATCCCCAAACTTATCCATAATTGGATTCATGGGCGGTGGATTAGTCTCGTGATACAGGCTGTTGTTAGGCGATAGTTGAGTTGCTTTTTGATAAGCCGGATCCGCCGAACCATGAGAGTTCACTTGATAAGCAGGTAAGATCGGATGCTGAAACTGAATCGGCTGATTAGTTTGGGGATTAATCTGTTGCGGCGGTTTACCGGGGTTAACAGTATAAGGCTGACTAACTATTGTATTAGATGGCGTTCTAAACACCTTATCGTTATATTGCTGTACCATAATATTTTATAAATAGTAATCAGTCCCGCCATTATCGTAGGTAAAGGTATCAGGAACACTTACATCACCACCGTAATCATAACTGCCGGTGTAGGGAGTACCAGCAGAGGTAGTTGTAGAACTATTACTTCCAAAAGAGTTATAAATAGAACTTCCCGCAGCAGCAATTGAACCAGCTCCCGCAATTACAGACGGAGACCTTGCAATCAGATTTCCAGTAGTTGCTGCATCTTGAGATGCACTGCCTTTAGCTGCACCCTTATTGTACTGATCTAAAGCCTGCTGTTGTTGTTGAAGAGTAAATGCTTGAGCAGACTGCTGAGCTGCCGTGTTAGCAGCAATGGCGTCTCTCTGAAGAGATGCACTCATGGCAGCTCTAGCGTTAGCTCCTCTTTCCGCCATGGCAGCTCTAGCACTAGCAGCTGCTTCTGCTCTCCTGGCCTGTATATCCTGAAAGATCATACTTTTATTAGTTTTCTGAACATCTAACCTAACAGCTCTATTGTTAGAAGCGACATCCAAAGCCCGGCCAGCATTGATGTTAGCTGCGTTAAACGCCATTGCAGCATTGGCATTCTTGACATTAAACTGCAATTGAGAATTAAACTGAGCTTCGTTTGAACGAATACCCATTGCAGTTGATTGAGATTGAATTGCATTCCTAGCATTGACCTCTTGAGCAGACATCGCATTCTGAGCATTAATGCTTTGTACTTGAGTAGTATTTTGTTGATTAGCCAAGTCAGCTCTAAGGGCAGTGTCTACATTCGTAGTACCGGCTTGTAAGTTTAATTGAGCTTGATTCAAATCTTTTTGAGCAGCTAAGCCAGTATTAAACTTTCTAGTATCTTGCTCTAATCCAGTTTTAAATTCCTGTTGTTGTGTTTGATTAGCTAAGGCAGTTTCAGAAGAAATGATAGTCTTGTCATTAGCTTGACTAGCTATCGCTAAACCTATTTGAGCAGCACTTTGAGTAGGCGTTGCTTTTATTTGAGATCCAGCAGTTGAGTATTCCGTAGGTGCTAATAATAAGTCTGATCTGCCTTTAATATTAGATGTTAGTAATTGATCACCATACTGGGATAAGCCTATTCTTTGCTGGGCAGACATGAGTTCAGAGGCTTTTCTAGCAGCACCTGATCTAACTCCAAACCCGCCTGCACTAGCTGCATCAGCCGCGCTAGATCGTATGCCTAACTCTAACGCCCTATCCTGAATCGGATCTGGTACTCTCCCTTCCGCAAAAGCTCTAGCTCTGCCGGCCTGCCCTTCTAAGTCAGACCTTAACCTGGGATCGCCTTGGTCTAGTTGAGCCAGTCTTTGAGCTTGGTTAAAAGTATTATCTTTGGCTACTTCTCCACGCTGTAAGGCAGCAGCAGCCGGAGCGTAACTCTGTAGTCCTTTAAGTTCAGTATCAAGGGCTTGTAAGGCTAAGTCAGAAGAGAGTTTTGCATTCTCTTTCATCTGACTTCTAGCAATATCTCCATACTCTTGAGATATTTTAGACGGATCTACAATACTGTAGTCCGCTGCCGTCATGAATTGATTGGCTAACTTGTCAGCAGAGACTTTACCAGCTGTTACATTCGCACCACCCGCTATGGTGCTAGCTGTGATAGGATCGTAATTGAAAGTAGTATCAGTAGGGGAAAGAGGATCAATATTAACATCTACACCCTTTACAGGAGTATAACCAATATCGCCAGGATATTTAAGCGTAGGCAGTCCATTAGGGTTTTTTCCTGAAGTAGCTTTTTTCCTGGCACCGGGCAAAGTTTGAATTGCTCCTATACCTTTCTTAGCAGTCGCCATTTACTTTGCCTTCTCTTCGATCTTAGCTTCAGTTTTATGTTTACTATCCTCTAACATTTCCTGAGTTTTATGCTGGTCAAGTTTTATAGAAGTTAAAGTTGCACTAATGTCATACTTAGTTACGTACAAAACTCCGATCACTACTCCAATAGCCATGACAACAGTAGGCAACATGAAAGTATACAAAGATAAGTAATGACTTCTAAGAGGAATCTGGCCATCTCCCTGTTTTCTGTTAATCAAAGCTTGATAACGATCTTCCATCCTTTCGTACCGTAATTCAAACTTCTTAAGAGAATCAGCCATACTCTCCGCCGATTGGGCCATTACTGCTTGGGCTGTTGAAACCGTACTTAACATAAGTTTCATTTCCTGAATAACATGAATGTTTCCCCTTACATCCCTCATCCAATCATGAACATCAGCTACTTTTTCTATAGTATCTTCCATAAGAGCTTCGGTCTCAGCAGCAACAGATGGTTTATACTTCTCTTGATGCTGACTCTCCGGAGCCTTATCGATGATCATCCTGTCCTAAACAATCCCTTTTATAGTTCCTGCTGAAGTAGCATGAAACACCTCCAGCGGATTGCCGTTACTAGGCCGCTTATGAACAGCCTCTTGATTCACTATATCTTTTAAAAAAGTATGCTGCTGCTGCGCTCTTTGAATATCAGTATTATAGTTAGCATTTATGGTCTGGCCGGCTACTTCAATAGCCAATAGATTATCAAAAGGAATTCGATCATTGTCCGCATAAGCAGTTTTAATTCTAGTTCTGCCTAGAACTGTAATCTTAGCTAAAGAAGGACAATCTGAAACTCTTAATTGAAATCTTCGATAAGAAGGTGTTTCTTCTATGGGAGAATAGTCAGAAAGAAAACCCTTTACATGCCCCTCCCTATCAGTCCAATGAAGTTGAACATATCCATTAGTCCGAGTCTTTACGATTCCAGTAATATTACCAAAAACTACATTAGTTCTAACTAAGACATTCTTTCTGATTTCTACAAGTTCGCCGGATATGTCAGCACCCTTATGATTGGTGAATATTTCCCGGCCCGTTAGATCACTGCCCTGTACTATTAAATAAGTATCAGCTTCTTCGTGTGTAGTTCCAATGACTCCTACATGAGCGCCGCTTGAAGGAAGATCATAAGCAGTATAATAAGTATTCGCGTCCTCAAAGATAGAGGTGTTCTCATAACAACTTCCTTTGGTGAAATCGTTACCAGACTTGAATTCGAACCATTTGGATTGAACTGTTCCAACTCGGCCGTTTATTTTGACTTTAAGTGGAGTTTCTAGTTCGTAGGGAGCTGTGAACCAGCCATTTACAGCGTATAATTCAAACGCTCGTTCTGCGTTAGGAGAGCCTTGATAAAGAAGATACTGCAAAACTTTGATAACGAATTGATCAAGGTTTTCAGCTGTGGGACGTTTTCCCCCTTTCCCCTGATACTGAGCAAGTATTTTCTTTGCTTGACCGAAGGTTAGACTCATGGCCTAGTCGCATAACTTACTCGTTCTTTGTTGACGGCCCTGATACTCCGTCTACAGGGATAGAAGGTAAAGAGGGAGATCTCTCTCCCTCTTTATTACTAGTGCTAAGAGGCTGACTACCCGCCCCTTTGATTACTCCTTTCCTAGTTCCCCGCACTTTCATAGTGAACGTAGGAGGACTGTTCGGGACATACCGTTGACCACAGGAGCCGCAACCCATTTAGATGACAACTGCCGTAGTAGACGGGCAGTCACAACAGTCTTTACGGAAAGTATCAGGACGGCTAAGTCCTAAAACAGGCCGGCTAGGTCTTTGAACAATCTCTCCAGTTAAGAAGGTGTATTGCTGACCCGAAGCGAACCAGTATCCGTAAAATGGCAGATAGATATGAGCATACCGGCCTGCATGGCCTTCTGGAGTAGCTGGCTTAAGAGGACTTAGAGGATTATAGAAATGCATGATGTAGTTCCTTTTATAAATTTAGTAGTACGGCTAAGCAGTTATTTACCTCTACCGTCTCCACCTGGATAAACAGGTGTGGGATAAGATTCGCGTCTCATTTCAAGAGCTGCTAGCTGTGTATCAGAAAGACCATTCACAAATCTAAAAGGAGTGTGTTTAACAAAATCCTTTTTAGTGGCGTTATTAGTAAAGCCTGCTTTGTATCTTGCTCTGTTGTCGTTTGTTGCCATAGCTTAATCTCCCTGTAAGTCCTTCTATATAATACGATTATAATCCTACCTTTACAACCTCAAATACTATGTAGATGCCTGGGTTTCCTCCCTGATCAGGATGAAGAACCCAATTCTCTCGAATAGCTGTATTAGAGCCTGCTGGGATGCCTGCTATGGACTCATCTAACAAAGCATACCTAGGCGGTACTTCGTCTGAACGTCCATACATTCTAATTACTTGTTGAGGAGGAGGAAATTCCTGATACCATACTCCTTGGGTAAAAGCGTATAACCCTATAGGATTGCCCGAACTATCTATCCTAAACCATAAAACATCCCGGCTAGTGGTGTCCGGCTCAACTGCTGAGACTACTACATTAGTTATCTTCTCTTCTTCGAATTCAACAGCTAAGTACTTCTCTAACTGCAATACAAGATCTCTCATAGTCGTTAGACATGCGTCATCTGGAACATCGAGAACTTTTATTGCGCCTGTAACACTCATAGTTTTTCTTTAAGGTATAGTAACGGGCAACTCACCCCATTCAATATACCGAGGCCCCCAATAGAGTTGTTGATTGTACTGCTTACCGGCAGGATTACTAGAATCTCTAGTGCCTAACCAACTTCCGCTTACATGCACAGCTCCGCTATAGACACTAATTCCACCAGTAAAGATCTGATCTCCTCTTGTTCTATAAATAGCATTTCCAGTCTGAGACCATAGCCAGCCATAAATAGGAGCCACAATCATATTCAAATCAGGTTGAGGCTGAAGATCCGTAGGCTCTATTCCTGTAGCCCTATCAGTATAGTTAAACGCCTGTCCAGCAGCATTCCAACAGGTATTCCAGATATAATCCACAATAGCTATAATATTGGTTTTTATGCGTGGGTCTTGAGCTACATTTTCCCAATAATCAATCAAAGCTTTGCACGTAATTCCTACCATGAAAGGCCGACAGTACGATCCTAAGTTACTAGCCCAGATGTGAAGATGACCTAAAGACCACTCGAATAATTGAGATCGTCTAGTAAGTTGAGTTGAGGTGAGGATAACTCCGGACATCTTAGGGCAGTGAATCTTAGCTTCTAAGGCATACGCAACTTCTCTACTATATTCTTGAGTAGACAAGTCTTCACCGGCTGCTTGTGTATTAGCGTAAGAAGCATTGTTTAAAAGATTAAGAGCTTGAGTTTTAGCGTTTGCGTCAGCACGTCTTATAAATCTCTCTACTAGTCCTTGAGGAAATACCCAGTAACCAGGTAGAGATCCGTTATTAGGCTGTACGTAATAACTTGAATACCACTGATTAGACTTATCAGCAGAAGCATAATAGGGACTTGTAGTAGCAAAATGATCTCTCAAGCGATACCTACAAAGCTCTCCATCATAGTAAGTTTGAAGTTGCTTAAAACCCCCGTTAGTTTCATTAGTCCAGTACCCATCAATATACGGATCCCACTCCTCCAACATAGCCCAATAAGCTGCCTTATTAGGCACTACAGCCGGTGTGATTACCGTAGGCGTACCACCTCCAGGATCAGGCGGAGGCTCGATTATTCCCGTTACATTCGCCCAGCCAACATCATAGTTATTATTGCTAAGCTTGATTAGAATTTGGCCTGTAGTTCCACCTGAAGGTAAGCCCACACCAGGAATTCCTTGTACACCTGAAGGACCAGCCGGCCCTGAATCGCCAGTTTCCCCTCTAGGACCAGAAGGTCCTACAGCACCTTCCTTACACAGACTTGTGGGAAAGGTATAGACTTTTGAACGATTATCACAAGTCATAAGTTATCCTGATTTGGATCAGGTAATCCGATCCCAAACTCTTCGTATGTCCAGTCTGAGTAACTATCTTCCTTGTCCGCTTCCTGGGTAAGATTGTCAGAAATAAATTCGGTTGAGTTCTCTTGTACAGCATTAGCCTGTAGCCTGTATTCATTAAACTCCCAGCTATCTCCTTTAAGAGTAATCCTGAGCTGTACTCTTTTTACTCGATCGTACAAATCATCAGTTATAGGATGTCCTACTTCACTGTCAGGTAGGCCAAATTTAAGCTCTCTAAAAGAAATTGCTTTTTTCTGAGGTATCTCGCCGTCCATGAAAGTCTTATACGCAACTGGGACCTTATGTTTAAAGTTACTCCAGAATAAAAAGTTAGCTGAGTGTGAAGGTTTAAAGTCAACGCCTACTTCAAATTGACCCGATATATTAGTTACACCTAGCTCGACATTCTCTAGGCTTTTGATACTGAACATATCTTGGAAGAAATGCTCTCGGGTGTATATGACTCCCTTTATCTGCCGGCGCTCACCTTGCTGTGTTCTGTCCACTTTTAATTCAGGATCAACTTCGTAAAAACTATTTCGGCTATAGTAGTCTTTAGACATTACAAACATACGTTCATTAGTTACGCACATATCCAACGGCCTGATACCCGTCCATAAACCTGCCCAAGAAGGCGCAGAAAATACTCCCAATCTGGATAAATTATCAGTCTCCAAAACTACGAGTCCTGAATGAGCTATGTCTAATATTCGATTCCCATTAAGCCTCTTGGCAAAGATGCGATAAGGCCGAACTGTCCAAAAAATCTTATTCTTAAAGTAAGTTAAAGTAGAAAAATCTACTAAGTCAGGCGATAAATAACTCACCCAATTACTCACTTCTACATTCATAGGCACGCGTGCCCATTTACGTTGCTCATCCTTAGAGACAGTAATGGAACGCATCTGTCCGTCTGAAGATATAAAAAACAAATCCGAATTTACGTTTACAAAAGCTCGTGCTCCTGCAATCCCTGCATTATCAGAAATAGATTTCCCGAACTGTCCTGAATCCGCCGTACCTGATCGAGTAATCCAACTTTCTCTTGGGCCAACTGTGTTATAAACAAAGATTTCTTTTTTAGTTGCAACTAAGAGGGGTCCTATGCCCGTTGAAGTATCGCTAACTTGTAAAGTCGCCATTGCACTAATAGGGGCATCATATTTAGAAGGCGCTTGATAAATCTCTGCAAAATAAGGACTGCCGGATAATGTAATTTCTTCGGCAGTGATAGGCGCATTAGGAGTAAGCAAGTTTCCTATCGGATCTCCTCCTGTAAATTCATTACCTATATTTGAAAAGAAAAGACGGCTTTGATTGTAAACACCCAGATTTGAAGTAGGTAATTCATTTAAATCTGGATTAGCACGTCTTGCGTTCTGTCCTTCAATAATGATTGGCTTGGAAGGAAAATCAAATAGAACTAAAAACCTCCCAGCCGGGCTCCAATTTATTCTAGCCGCACTTTCATTGAGTTGTGTATCTCGTCCGATAGTTAAAACAGTAACATCATAAGTGTCTTGATTAATGAGGTATATAATTCCTGAAATAACGACTACAATATAATGCTTAATCCCGATCTGGTAAGGAGCCATTGCTTGAAACTTACCGGTTTCAAATACTTTCTTAAAATCAACTATATGATTGACAGTGTAGGCATAACCGCCTTCAGGGAACTTCAAGGTCTTTCTTTCATAACCATATCTAGATCTGATAATTCCCCTAGAAGTACTGATATTTATTCCTGAATGAAACTTATTTTCAGGCAACCGGCTAGGTGGCAAAGAAGCATCTTGCCCGCCTTCGAAACTAAGTTGTCCGTCTGCTAAAGGTGCTGCCATTTATTTGTATGGATACACTCCCCAGCCTTGAAAATTAACGGCTACTCCCACTCCAACGCCTACGAAGAGAAACTGTATGTAGCCACCTGTTCCGCCGCCCACTCCCCAAACAGTCTTAGCTGAAACAAATCCTCCACCTGCGGCATTAATAGGTCTAGTTACAAAAGCCGGCCATTCTGAGTCTGTACTTAAGCCTTCGTTTCTAGTGGCCGTGGGAAGGCTGAATTTAAGCTCAGTAAAGCCTGTATCAGTTGTCCCTGCCGCAACTACCTGGACAAGAATTAAATTGCCTATTCTGTAATAATACGCTGCTGGTGCTGCGGAAAACCCGCCTTCAGCTGTATCTATAGCTAATGTAGAATTGAATCCACCAATAGCTCCTAAAGGACCGAAGTGTTCAGGCAGAACTGAATTTAAACCAAGCTTATCGCTGGTTACGGCACCACTGGCTAAGTCAATAGTAGCAACGGAACCATCTTGAATAATATCCGAGGTTACAGCACCTAAAGCTAACTTCGCATAAGTAATAGATTGGTCTGCAATTTTTATATTAGTAACAGCATTATCTGCTATTTCAAGCGTACCGACAGTACCGTTTAATATCTTAGCTGCTGTAACTGCATCATCTGCAAGTTTAGAGTTTGTTACAGCATTATTTAAAAGACGATCAGTCCTGACAGCATCAACTTGAATAATAGCTGTAGAGACACTATTGAATTGAAGTTTACTTTCACTGATCGATCCATCTGCAAGCTGTAAGTTATCAACTGCTCCGTTTGCAATCTTGGCAGTATTAACCGAAGCATTTCCTAACTTACTATTATCAACAGCTGCATTAGCAATTTTAGCAGTCGTGACAGCTCCATCGTTAATACTTGAACTACTTATCAATGCATATTCAGCTAATCCAGTCACAGGATCAGAAAGTTTCATGACCTGCCCAACCGCAGATCCCGTAATGATCTTCTGACTACCCGCATCGCAAATAATTAACCTGCCACTAGTTGAATCTATATCAGCAGTACAGACATAAGACGCTTCGGTAGTAAGTAAATACTGATACTCTCCGTTAGAATCTTTAGCTAATACTTGAGCACCAGGAGCATGACCGGCTCCTTTATTAAATATACGTATTCGTTTACTCGATTTTATTTCATCAAGTCTGTATAAGCCGCTTCCAATTCGGACATAGTTTCCAATCATTAAACCAAAGACACTAGTAACATCTACATCTTTACTAAGATTGACTTGAGGAGCAATAAAGTTCTCTGCTAAGAAAGGCAGAAAAGTAGATGTATCATCTTGACAACAAGGTTTAGGAGTAGGTGTAAAAGGTATGAAATTAGGAACAAAGGTTCCAGGTTCAGCGGTTCCAACAATCCCATCATTAACTATACCGGCCTGTCCTGTGTGAGGATTCCAATGAGCAACTCTAAAATATCCATATTGAGGACTATGAAGCTGTATTCCAATTGGAATTACAGTCACTCCTTCAATGTGTACTGTTATTTCTTCTCCTAGTTCTGGAACTGTCCAAGGCTCAGAGATAAGAACACCAACTGCATGCTTAGTTTGTTGGATTATAGTTTCATGATTTTGAACAACATTTTTCTGTACCTCTTCATAATAAGGTTTAGGTCCAGAAGTAATGCTAGGTCCACACGGTTTGCAGCTCATATGTTTGGCGCAAAAATAAACTTAGTACATGAAGGCACAAGTGTCCCCGGCTGTGCTGTTGTAGCTGTACTTTTCCTTTCTATGGTTACAATCTGGCCTTGCTTGTCAAAACTAGTAATCAAAAAATAACCAAAGTCAGGATTCCAAAGACAGGATCCAACAACTAAATCAACTACAGCCGGGAGTTGTAATTTAATGCCTGAATTGTTAGCCGGTACTGCCCATTGATTAGGAATTCTCACACAGCCTACATACTGATGTAATATGACGTGCCTAGCATGATCTTCCGTCAACTCCTCACACGGCTGAGTATAGTAAGGCTGTTTAAATTCTATGGGGTAAGGATCACACTTACTCATGAACTAGCCTCGTAAGAACCACTTACTCTAAGTATTACGCTCGCTGAAGTAATTACAGTATTGTCAGGCTTCCACAGAAATAAATCACTTGAAGCTAAAACTGTCGCCAATACAATCCACTTAGTACCATCATAAAAAGAAGCTGAAAAAGCCGGTATAGCCGGGTTACTAGTCTTACTTGTTTTAGGTAAGCTAATACTCAATCCATAAGGACTGTTTGCAATCGTAGCTTCAATGGAAATATCCATAACTAATCTTCTAGGACCTGAAAATCCGTAGCTTAAGTAATTACTAGATCCTGTCAGAGTCACTGAATTATTTACTACAGTTCCATTTGCAGCCCTGCCTTTAACTGTTGGCGTAATCTGAAGAGAAACCACGCCAGCAGGAGTTATAGGATACTGGGAACAACCTTGAGATGGATGAGTAGCAACCATGGATAAGCCTACAGTCGTATTCATCCCGTTATGCTGAGCTTCAATACTGTCTGAACTTAAAATATCAACGATCTGAAAATAACCAGGCCCTATCTTTATACCTTCACCTACATACAGCATTGAAGTATCACTAACTTTAAGAACAACTGAGGTATTTGCAGCCGGGACCGTGAAGTTACTCTTTAATATAGGAACAGCCGGGCTACATGGATACGGTCCTGGCATCCCTCCATAAGAAACTGCCGTATTACATCCAGGCTGATTAAAAGGATAATAATCACATGGATCCGGCGTACAGGTAAGGCTAGTGGTTACACGCTTAGATGCGTTGTAAGTAATAATAGCCGGGGGTAATAAACTACCTGAAGTAGCCAACGTAATTGATTTTGCACCTTCCGTATCAGGCGTATATACAAACATCTTTGAAGCACTGCTTTCACTCCAATATAAATATGCAGGCGTAAAAGTTCCCCCACCTGAACCAGCACTAGGAGTTATGGTGCCCGTGTATCTTCCGTTAGGAGTCACAGTGAAGTCAGTACTAGCTTCACCTACATAACCTACCGTAGGTCCACTAACCGTAAATCCAGAAGCACTTCTAGGAAGTGCCGTGTAAGGTAAAGCGGCTGGATTAGTAATGGCTTGCGAGTTAGTGAGGCTAATCGTCTTTCCGCCTTCACTAGTAGGAGTATAAGTAAAGCTCTGAGAAGCGTTGCTGGCAGTCCAAATAAGACTACTCGGGCTAAAAGTTCCTCCACCTATTGCTACAGGCGTTACGGATCCTGAATAAGCAGCATTCGGGGTTACAGTAAAGGGAGCACTTACTAAACCTACTTCTCCTTCAGTTGGTCCTGTAAATGTGAAAGTTGTAGCTACGCCACTAGAAGCAATATAGGTCAAATCAGCAGGATTAGTTAAAGCAGCATTGTTAGTAATGCTTATTGTCTTTGAACCTTCCGTTGTCGGAGTATAAGTAAAAGTCTTTACTGAGTTATCGTTACTCCAAGTCAGTGAACTTGGAGTAAAACTTCCTCCTCCCCCACCTGAAGAAGGTGTTACAGTTCCAGTAAACGACCCATTTGGAGTAACACTAAAATTAGTACTGGCTACTCCCACTAATCCATTAGTGGGACCAGTAAAAGTAAATCCAGTTGCTGCTGTAGGAGTAGATGTGTAGGCAATACTGCCTGGATTACTCAATCCTCCAGAATTAACAATAGCAACAGTCTTACTTCCTGAAGTCGTAGGCGTATAAGTGAAAGTCTGAGCTGTGGAAGTATTAGACCAAGTTAAAGTAGTCGGAGTAAAAGTTCCTCCACCTGTCGCAGTAGGGGTAACAGTGCCAGTGTAATTACCGTTTGGAGTGACGGTAAAATTAGTGCTGGCTGTATTAACTAAGCCACTAGCAGGACCGGTCAAAGTAAAGGTAGTAGCCGTTGAGGTTCCGCTAAAAGGAGTAGCACCTATAGTTGTACTGTCATGCCCAGTATTCTGATAAATAACATTAGCAGGGGCAAAGCCATTGCGTATATAACTAAGAAGTGAGGCCGATAAAGTAGGATCATTTCTAAGCCTAGTGAACGCTGCCGCGAATGTGCCGGCGCCCCCAAGACTTCCATCCCAAGTGTCAAAATCTGCATTCACATCTACGAAATTAGGGTTGCCACTTACATCATGAGCGCCAGGAGCGCCTGAACTAAACTCAAGATGATGGTAACCTTTTAGATTACTGCCAGCTACGACATTATACCCTCCGTTATAATCCAAAATTCCAGAAGCAGCTAAATTGCTAACAGTGTCATCTGTACCGCTGTCATAGAACTTATAACCTCTAGCCGAAGTATCCCAGAAAAGATTACTCCTGCCTGATGTAACCATATTTGCATGGCCAGCATAAGTTTCACCAAGAGCAACACCGCCCCCTGTTCCTAGAAAAGCAGTATTATGATCAATAATAAGAGTAACGTTTGCGTTACCTAATGCAGACAATAATGTTCCAGTACTTTCTCCAGACTCGTTAGGAAGAACTATATTTCCTAATACACTAATGGTAATCGGAGTCGCGGGAGATCCAATAGTAATACAATCCCCAGTCGCATCTGATCCAGTGAATTTAAATACATTTCCTTGGACTAGATAAGTACTAGCATTACTAAACACACCCACACTCGAAAGATGTGGATTAGTAACAGCTGCATCAAAAGCTATGAGGTTATTTACAAAAGGCCCGTTTACTGGAGGATCATTGAAACTAGTTCCGGTTATTCTAATTGTATTGCCACTAAACTCTTGCCAAGGATTAACACCAGCTGTAGTAAGCCACCCATCTGGTATGAAGTTATTTTTGATAACCATGTCAGAGGGTGAGTAAAACTGAGGACGTTTATCAAGAGTATTGCCTTCAATTCTTCTTTCAGAACTACTGCCTAACCGGGCTCCATAAGAATCAGTACGTAGACAATAACCTTGTAAAGAGTTAGTCCATTTATTGTTTTTAAGTCTAAATACAGCCCGGCTATCTACATGAACCCCGTTAGTATTAATCGGCCCGCAATTGTTGAAAGTACAATTTTCTATAATAAACTTAGTTCCTGGATCAGAACTCCCATCTCCAGTTATGCTAGGCGTAATCATATTCCTAGAAGCAGACCCTAGATTAGAGAAGTCACAGTAATACGCTTCTAAAAGAGAAAAGTAATTTGCACCTGTTCCTGTAAATTCTCCTTTTCCTCCACCAATTGCAGTAAAAGTAGCATGTGATCCAGCAGTACCGTTTATCTGAGCACTTGGCTGAGTACCTGGATATTGAGAAGGCTGAATGAAATCGTATCTCTGATTAGTAGGATCGGTAGTAGCAGTAAAGTCAAAGTTAAAGGGTGCTCCGGCTCCTTGAATATAACTTCTAGTTGTATTCGAATTAGAACACCTAAAATTACCTCTACAATTAAAAGTACCGTTATTTACAAGTTGCCCTCCCGCTTGTACGTCAATTGCAAATACAGTGGTCCCTGTTGGTTGAGCAGTTCCTACAGTAACCGTTGTCGATACAGGAATAGTAACAATATGAGTATTAGCAATAATTGCCAGATCTCCGGCTACAGGCGCTACTCCTCCAACCCAGTTAGCTCCTGTAGCCCAATTTCCTGTTGCAGCGGAAGTAATAGTTGCCATTATTCTTTTCCAACTAGAGATCTACTAACGTGTAGGTGAACCTATTCTTCTGTTCTTTAGTTGCGTCACAAAGAGATATAAACTCATTATAATCAGTTCTTTTATGAATGACCTGACAGCCGGCGCTATCCGGCCCTACGATTAAATTATTCAAACTAGCTCTATGGATATTAATTCCGAACAACCCTGTCTCGATACTAGCCTCGTCAATATCAAGCACACCATCTTTATCCCTGTCTCTGTACACTCTGACAGGCTTTACCTGTATTAAAGCCTTGTACTTATTCCTGTGAAACCCGATAGCATAGGCATTAATATACTGCCCTGGCACAAGTATCGCAGCCCCTTTTGAATTAACCGGCTTTAAAAGGCTGGGAGTGCCAGGTAGTGTAGTTGCCTCGTAATGCCATTCTTTCCAACCTGTTGCTTTATTCTGATAAACTGAAATCACATCGTCAAAATAGTTAGCCCTGCCAAATCTGTTTCTATACCCTATTATATTCAACTCCCCTTCAACCGAAATTCTATATTTCTTTTCCTCCATAAGATTTACAAAACCTTCGAATGAAAGTGCTTTCACTGCCCAACTCCCATAGTACGTCTTAGTATCCTTTTTGGTGTAGCCGTTACAGTGGGAGTAGCTGTGACATTTGGTGTAGGTGTAAGTGTTACTGTAGGGGTAAAAGTATTCGTTGGCGTAGGTGTAAGTGTTACTGTAGGAGTATTCGTTGGCGTAAGCGTAAACGTAGGTGTAATAGTAGGTGTAAGTGTAATAGTAGGAGTATTCGTTGGCGTAAGCGTAAACGTAGGTGTAATAGTAGGGGTAAAAGTATTCGTTGGTGTATTTGTAGGAATATTTGTAGGAGTATTCGTTGGTGTAAGCGTAATAGTAGGTGTAATAGTAGGGGTAAAAGTATTTGTAGGAGTATTCGTTGGTGTATTCGTTGGTGTAAGTGTAAACGTAGGGGTAATAGTAGGAGTAGGAGTAGGACTTAAGTTAAATTCAAGAATACCCCACCCAGCAGAAGATGTTCCAGTAGTAGTACCTTTTTGAGATCGAATAGTAGTAGCATCAAACTGTTTAACAGTTGTAGAAACATCTGACTGTACTGCACCTGTTTGATCAGAACTAAACCCTGTCGTATATGCAACACTTCTAGTTAATGCTGATGATGTTATAGTGGTATCAGCAGAAGTCACAGTAGCAAGAGATGTATTTCCTGTTTGCTTTTGAGAAAGCACTCCACTTACAAATTCAACAACTGTTAAATTTACATTTCTAGCTGCACTAGTAGTACCACTTCTAGTAAAAGTAACCGTTGTACCATTGGTAAGAGTCGAATAAACCGCAGTCCGATCCCAGTTAGAGGAGGAACAAGTAAATCCTCCCCAAAGTAAAAAAGCATTAGAAGTAGTTACACTAGTAATTGTACTAGTAGAGCTTGTATTAGTATCTGTTATTGAATGTGTTATAGGTTGAATTGACTGAATAGCACCCGATGCAAACGTGATAACCTCATAACCAACTGTTACTGTAGTCGCTGCCGAACTATTTCTTGTAGCTGTAACAGTGGTTGCGTTAGTTAATGCTAATCTAGGGTAGTTAGTAGCTGTATTATTAGCAGTGCTGTTAGTCGTCATGCCAAGAAAATGAACAGCACTTTTCGTTGTATCAACACTCGTAATAGTAGCTGTTCCTGAAGTAGAACTAGCAGCAATGGTAATAGTCCCTACTTGGATCCCAGTTACAATAGTAGACTTGGCATCTATAACTGTACCGCTAACTGTTACAGTAGCTGTTGCATCAGATGCATCTCTATAAGCTGTTACAGTAGTAGAATTAGTTAACTCGATCCTTCCTAATGCTTTATTATGTACGACACTTATTGAGGTTCTTTGACCCCCGTACAAAATAAAAGCACTAGACCCTACTGATGTAATGGTAGCAGTTGCACTAGTCGAACCCGCCGGGATTGTAATCTCTACAGGTTGAAAGGAATTAACATAATCAGATTGTGCAATTGCCTGAGTTGAGCTAAAAACTAAAAACACTAAAGAAGCGGAAAATGCACTTAATACTACAAATAAAATCTTCCGCTTAAACATTCGGTACCATTATTTTGGAACAATCTTATACGTACCAAAGATATCTACTGGGTTATTAGTCGTAACTACCCAAGCTGTATTCTCAGGTAAAATAAACCAGCAAGTATTATCAGGCGGTAATACGATTCCTGAATTAGATGGATAATCTATATTTGGTATGAAAGCTGTGGAAGCACCAGTAGGTTTACTTAGGAATCTCCAGTCCGTGTTAGTATCTTCCGTTGATAAGACAAGAGACCTAACGCACAATCTCTTTCCTAATCCCGGAGTAGCTATAATAGACTGATCAGTACCGTTATAATTACCTTGAAAGTAACGTATGCCTATATCCTGACTAAAGGCAGAAAAAGTCCATAGAAATAAACTCAATACTGCTAATTTTAATGATCTCATACCGCCCTCATGCATAAAAATCTAAAGGAGCCGGGCTCTCTCCCTGCACTCTAGGCATTCACAACCCGATACGTCCCCAGTAGATCTGTATTTCCAGTTGACGTAATAACCAGAGCTTGATTAGCCAATGTCTCAAACCAACCATCACTAGTGTACGGTAAAACAGCTAAGTTATTAGCAGCAAAATCTAAGTTGGGTCCTACAAGTGTATTAGTCGTTCCTGTCCGGCTGTTAAACTGAACATCAGTTCCGGCATCTTCAACTGAAATGACAAGCGCCTTAACGACGATCTTCTTGCCGGCGCCTGGGGCTGCTACAACAGACTGGTTAGATCCGTTGTAAGTACCTTTTATTCTTCCCAAGACTCCTTGATCCGCCACAGTCGTATCTCCTCCAATGCTTTGGCTGCCTTCATAGGCATAAGTAAAGCCTTCATTTATCAGTAACATTTACGTGACTCCTAGAAAGATAAAGCAGGGGAAGTTCTCTTCCCCTTACTTTACTTTAATTATGCTTCCGTACACTGAGTAACTGTAGTCAATGCAGTTGCACAGCTAGGACAAGTTGCATCAGTTGCAGTCGGTACACAGATTTCAACAACACCAGCGACAGTGTTACTAAATGCTGTACCTCCAATATCTACCTTCCAGGCGTTAGTCAGCATATTCGGAGTTCCAACTACAGTCGCTGAAGCTTGCGTTCCATCACCGTAAGTCAAAGTTACCGTATCTGCATTAGTGTCAGCTTTGATTGGTCTATCAAGTACAAGGTCAAGTCTAGTGTTATCAGCAAGATCAACGGAGAAATGCTCGACTCTAGCCGAACACCCTAACGTCTCACCCGTGTACACAGATACCCACCTATCACAAACTGGCAATGTTCCAGAGATAGTAACTTCAAATACAGTCTTATCTGTACTTGCAGTTACAACTACTGCATTCACATAGCCACCATTTGAGTGACCAAGTTGAATAGTATCCGTAGCCGCGGCATCAACAGGCGCATACAATTTAAGCCAGTACCTTCCAGCTGTAATTAAATGCGCAGTCAAGCTTTCAATGATCGGCACAGGACAACCCACATCAGGTACAACGTTAGTAGTAGCTCCCGGAGTTTCAGGTGGTGCAATCGGATTGGGGTAAAACGCAACTCCAAGATGCATTGGCGGACGCGGCACTAACCATCCGAAGACTCCTTCGGAATTGTCGGCGCTGATGCCAATACGCGCCGTAGTGAAGAAAAATCCTTCACGACGGCCCGGATCGTCTCGTGTTTGCGGGTTAACCCACTGAAGCACGTCCCAGAATCCACCTGGCTCTGGTCCAAAGTTCGTTCCTTCTCCAATTGATTCGACAAGGGTTTGGTAGAAGACTGAGAAAGGATCTCTGCCATGGAATAAAATTTCTTCATGGGTCGCAACTCGCGGGTCTTCATAGTTCGGATTCATGCCTCCGAATGTGCCTACTGTTCCGGGTACTCCTTTAACCCAAGGCAATATTCTAACCCACTTGTTATTGCCGGAATCGTACCGGAAACGTCTAGGCCATAGATAAGGAACAGGAAAAAACATGTCCCTAAGAGTTGAAGTGAAGTTATACCGGTTAATCAAATTATCGGCATACTGCCCTCCACTAGATGCCGCTGCTCGATAATCAGCTCTAAGAGACGGATCGTCCCTAGTCATCCTGGCAATCATCTGAGGTGACGCCACCATTGCGTACACAGCCATGCTATTCTGAATATCGTAGGGCACGACATCTGGCATACGCCTCAATACTTCATACATAAACTCAAGCGCAGTAATGTTAAGAGCTGACAGTGTAGCCGTCCCTTTAGGCCGGTATGCATACGGATCTTCAGGATTAGGTTTAAAGCCTTCAGAATCCATGACGTATTTCTTGGCAATACCAGTCAGATAATTCTGACCAATATTGATCTCTTTCTGGAAATTAATTTGGTTATAAAGATTCTGAATTATCTGAGAAAAGACTTCCCGGTATTGCCGGGTATTTTGAATAGCAGCTACGCAATAATCAGGCGTCCTGAGATCCTTCGACATAAGCCGGGTGAGCTTAGACTGCATCGAATGGCCGCCCATCGTGTACATATTGTAGGAGCAGTTAGGTGCGCACACATCTCCACAGCCTGATGGATCGTCAATAGTCGCCCATGAATCAAAACCCTCTTCAACTTCCGGCAGCTCACCTCTAAAGGTAATTTGCTGCATGGAAGTACCTTCACCCTCCGGCCATGGCGTAGGGGTATACATATCCCTAAACCAGTTAGGTGATTGAAGAGTCATGTCTCGAATGGTGGATTGGATGAGGGGGATATTAGCAATGAAAGCTTCACTCACCTCATGCGGTGCTATACAAGTCATTTTGGCCTCGAATAGAAAAACACAATACGGGGCTAATAGGAATTTGCCCTAGTAAGAACTTATTGGTTTTCTACAAGAGGCTTTAACGCTGCCGGCGATGACCTTGTATACTCAAGTTTAACGACGCAGAGTTTTGTCGATAAGGCCATGATTCGCGCATGTGCCTAGAAGTGTCAATCATTTATTGAAGATCCGAGCGGCTTGTTCAGCGGCAGTCCTTGGATTTAGAAGAGGCTGCTGAGCCTGAGTTTTAGTTTCATGAGCTGAACCGTTACTCCCTCCAATCGTGGGACGCATATAACCATTAGTTCTTTTTGTGTTTTGAATCACGGCGTTACGTTCAGCCTCAGCTTGTCGTTTAGCGTCCATTACCAAAGCTCCTCCAATAGATAGCTGAACCATTCTGGCTAATCCGGCTGCTAAGTCAGGGGGTAAAGTCTTTAGCCCATTTTCAGATAGTTTCTTGACCAAGGCCCCGTATTGAACAGAGGCCCGGTACTGAATAGGCTCGACTACCTTTTTATTAAAATCAGTATCCGTTGGATGAAGAATTAGTTCCTTATAAGCACCTTCAGCTTTAGTTTTCTCCAAAGCATTCTGCCAAGCGTCTTTAGCAATCGTCTCGAAAGTCTGGGCTCTTTCTCTTTTTTCCTCTTCTTGTCTTTCAAGATACTGCGCTTTTAAAGACTGTAACGCTTGTGCGGGTTCTTTCTCGGCTTCTAGGGCTTGAGTGCCTAGATCTTGAAGCTCAGTAACAATCCTCTTTACCTCTAATCCTCCTACATCATCAAAATGCTGAGATAAGAAATTATTTAACTCTTTTCTATTCTCAATCCCAACTGCTTGATGCATGAGCTCTTCAGGCACACCATAGTCCTGCCCAATCTTCTCAAGCTCGCCTCTCAAGCTTAAAGCTGGTTTAACAAAGTTCTCCTGATACTCAGGTGAAAGTTTTAAACTAACAATCTTTTCAAAGGGTTCCAGCTGCTGAATACGCTCATCCTTAGCCCTTATGATGTCAGGGACAGTTTCACCTTTCTCGAACTTATCTAGTTTTTTAGATGTCTCTTGAAACTTAGTTTCAAGCTCCCGGTTTACTTTGAGCTGTTCTTTTAAAGATTCCCGGAACTTATTCCAGTTCTCAATAGAAGCCTCGGAAGGCAGTTCCTTGTCATGCTCTTGATCGGAAGCTTCGATTGGAGGCGGTTCTGGGGCTTTAGGCTCCTCTTCCAGAAAACTAGGCACTTCTATACTAGGTCTATCTACTGACTTCACAGCATCAGCGTAGCCTTGGCTAGGATTGCCTTGAATTAAAGGATTAGATCGGGGAGCGGCTTCGGGCTGGCTTTGAGGTTGAGATTGAGCTGGAGGCACAGCATTCGTTTTAGGGGCATCAAAAGGACTGGCCATGCCACTCAGCTTATCTGCAATAAAGCTCATGTTGGCGACACTAGAACCGCCCGTGATAGTCATGTTAATTCACCTTTAAAATCTTCTGGTTTCAAATTACCGGCCCTAAGTGCTTCTTCCTTACTTCCAAAATCAGGCGAGCCTAGAAGTCCACTTATTTCATCAGTATCAAACCATTTCTCGAAATTGACTAGATAATCTAGTGCCATCTGATACCCCGCCGAGAAATGAGCTTGCCCAGCCATGACGTTTAAATCAGACCCTTGATTAATAATAACAGGCAAACCGGCCCGTCTGAGTAAATCAAGTACGCCAGATCGGCGAATGAATTCTAAGCCGGTCCTTAATTCCCCTACCCTACCTTCTTCAGTAAACCATCTCTTCAATTCTTCTTTTGATATCGTCATTTAAAATCCGCTGGATTAGGAGTTGTCCCTACTTGATCTTGTAAACTAGTCTGTAAATTTTCCGTACTCTGATTAGCTAAAATATCTTGAGGTTTTTTAATCACGTCTAATTGCTGAGTATGAGCTTTCAATTCAACAGCCAGCCGTTCATTAGCTGCCTTCGTTTCAACTGACTGTTTCATGATGTCAGCTTTAGTTTGAGATTGTTCTTTGGCTCTATCTTGCTTAGCTTGAGACTCGAAGTCTTTTCTTTGCTGTTCTTTTTGAGCTACTTGATCTTTTCTTTGTTGATCAATAGTAGCTGCATCTGCTTGTTGCTGGGCGTCAGCTCTACGTCTAACTTCAGCTTGCATCATCTTCTGAGCTTTAACTCGATTCAACTGAGCGAACTTAGTTATCTGCCGCCAGGCCGGAGTAATCTTCTCTATAAAAGATTTATTTAAAATATCTTTAGTTAAGAAATCGATATGTTCGCCAGTATGAGGCATGGCAACAGACAGTTGTTTGTCAGCTTCAATAGGATCAATTTTCTGAGCTTGAATTTGTTGAATCAGTTGATTTATAAAGGCCATATGCGAACCAATATGGACTTTATGATTATTGTCTTGCGTGGCTTGGGGCATCTCGCCCATACGCATTACTAGATTTTCTAAATGAGCTACTGAGGCTCCTGATCCCGATTCATCTGGCTCAGCGGAATCGGAGAGATAACGATCTACGTAATCTGCCCCAAGACGCGAAGTAATGACGTCTTTTCTATAGTTATACTGACCTTTCTGGCGAAATCCTCCAGCAATTCCAGCAACTCCATTTAACCCCATTATTAAACCAAGATTAGATCCATCTCCGGCTACCCTGGCTGCCCGTACGGACAAATGATCAGGTAATTCATTATTAGCCGTGTCTACGGGAATATCGAATACTTCAGTAGGTACACCGTCTTTCTCACACAGTCTCTTCCACTCTTTAACTATGTCGTAACAAGGATAGCCTTTCTTGGCATGGATCATCTTTATCGTCATTTGTTCTAAGACGACATCAAACGTTTCGTAGAAATGAGCCACACTTTGTTTGCCTACACCAAACTCTTTAATGGACTGCATTTGAATTTCAGGAGCACTCTTACTGCCCCTATCTCCATCCGGTACTCCAGGATCGTCTCCGCCTATAATCGAATTTCTATTTACTTTACTTTCGAAATACTGAGCTACTTCAATTAATCCAGGTAAATTTGACCCTAGTGTATTGGGCTTCAACTCAGCCTGGCCGATATCAGTTATTACACCTGATATAACTTGGATGGGATCCATGTTCCGGCCAGTAGTGGCATTCGTGCTTATAATTTGAGTAGCTGCCATTTTAGCGCCGTCTAGCATATGGCAATCAAGTTGCATGACACCTTGGCAAATCGGATAAATCTTATGCCCCACTCCCCGATTACCGTGAATCTCTTCTTCACCTGGAGAATAGGTAAATACAACTAAGGCTTCTTCGAAGTTCTCGTATTGCTCATCTATCTTACAAAGAAAATCTCTCGTATCGCCAAAAGGTTCAAAGATAAAATGGGATATTTTTCCTGAAAACTCCCGGTACAATAAAGACACCAAAGACACTGAATCTGAAAATGTCTGGGCAAAATTATAGGACTGGTTCTGAATGGCTTTTTGTAAATCAAGCATGTCAGTAAAGGTATTATTATCTCTGCCTTTACTGCTTAAATTGGCTTTCTTTAAAAGAAAATTCTCTAACTCTTCCCTGTTCCATGGTGAATCTTGTTTATTCTTAGTTTCCAAATAAATTGCGTACAGTCTTTGAACAGTAAACACTGACTCAAAGCACATGCAATCCCACTCGCCGGAATCAACACAAGCTCTATCAGCTGTATAAAACTTATTTAAGTTTACTGACTTCCATCTACAGTCTCTCTCATCTGACCAAACAACTGGTGATACACCGAACTTCACTAACTGTCCGGTCATTATGTTCATCTGCTTAATAAAGCCTTTCCATTTCCTTTTAACTGCTCTAGTCCAATTCTTAGCCAACACTTGAGCCCAGCCGGAGTAGTCATGATCCATGCCAAGATCGTTCATCTTGTGGATCTCAAAAACTACGTAATTCTCAGTTTGATTAACTAGGTTCCAAAAAGTCAACGCCACTCTTTCGTACATAGCCTTGGCGTCTAACGTATTGACGTTAGCTATATGAGACAAACCGGCTGCCTTTAGTACTGCCGGGTCATAGGGGGGGTTACCTGCAATCAAGCCTTCGATCGCAGCCATCAACATAATTCTTTTTACATGCGCTTGGCGGAAGTTACGATGATAGGTCCTAGCTGCCTCGACAGTCATGATGATATTGTCTGGAGGGTTCAGCTCGCCGTTCACTAGAGCTAACAGGCCTCTGCCCTGTACGTTATTGCCGGCTCCCCCTAAAGGCACTGCTCTAGTTTCGTCCATAGATTTTATTCTTTAATGTCGCCGATACTCAATTGCCAGCAATGTACAGCCCGCATTGGCTCAACCCAGGTAGGATGTATAGGCACTCGCTCGCCAGTCCATACTTTAGCTCTATTAGGGCACCCGCACACATCACACTGTCCCAATCGGCTATGGAACTTAGACCGCCTTCCTAGAGTACTAGCCTCAGCTATATCGTCAGACCATTTTATGAAAGATTCTTTATTAGGAAAGGTGTTATGAGGACACCTCAAACAAATGGCTGCTCGATTGTCGGCTGTCTCTTGAGAAACAAATCGCCGGTAGGCCATCTGCTTTAGTAACGCAATCCCGCCTCTAAAGTATCCCAGAAAGCCTCTATCTATCTCGGCAGAGACGCACTTTCCTTTATTCTGCGGCAACGAACACCAATAGTTTTCCAACACAACTGGCAAATACTCTATAACTTCAAGATTGTTCTGCGCCCTATATGCCGTTATCCTATCAATTAAGTCTTTCTTTGACCTCTCGGAAAACTTAGTTCCAGTATCTGGATCTATCCAGGTAAAATCACTCGGGCCTTCAAATGGTTTGAACTTGCTGAACATTTATGAACTTAATTTCTCTAATACAAGATGAAGGCTGGGATATCAGAAGAGTAGGTAATCAACTAGTCGTAGTCACTCCTTACGAAGACGAAATAGGGCACTTAAAAGTCCAGCATCCGGTCCTAATCCACCTTAATATCTTTAAAGATCATAACAACCCAGCCATCAAGTATCAACACCTTAAAAAAGCTCATGATATTCTTTGGCCAAATCGAGTTTTCCACTACTGGACAGAAAGAAGGTTCATGACTCACTGCGAGTCTTGGAATTACATCACGCTTGCGGCTGGAGCATCGGCCAGTAAATCGTTCGACGAGGCTTCTTATGCCGTCCTCTTCTGGTACGCTAATCCTAAAGAACGCAACGTAACGATCGCTTCTGTCACGCAAGCATCTCTTCTTACTCGAGTATGGGGATATCTAACAGCCCACATTAAAGAGATGGCTGTTCCTCTGCCTTATAAGTACTTCTCTTCTAATCCGCCTAGAATCTTATTCGAAGAGGCAGTACAAATTAGGCATAAAATATCAGACGATACACTACACGGAATCTTCGCCATTACGGCCCGTGTAGGAGATAACGATCAAGCCATTGCTACTTGGATAGGAAAGCATCCTAAAGACAAGATTCTCTTGATCCTTGATGAAGCAACTGACATGCCAATGTCAATCTTAAATGCTTTACCAAACTTAAACTCACACCCTGAGAAGTTTCAGCTAGTAGCCATCGGCAATTCAAACTCAACTATGGATCTACATGGCCTCTTGTCTACTCCAGCCAACGGTTGGGGATCTGTTTCGCCGGACCTAATCCAATGGAGGACAACACAAGAAAATGGGACTTGTCTTTACTTCTCCCCTTATGAATCACCGGCCATACATGATCCTGATCCTCTGAGGCGTAAAATCTTATCTCGCTTCCTAATCGGTAAGGAAACTTTAACTAAAAAAGAAACTGAACTTGGCGTTACTTCAGAAAAATTTTACAGATGGGTTCTGGGATTCTGGAAATCAAGAAATTTAGAAGAAGTAACTGTTACAGAAGCTTTCCTGGAAGACACTGACTTTTACCAGCCCGGTAGAGTCGATTGGTCCGGCTTCTATCCTTTATTCAGAGTAGCCGGCCTAGACCCAGCCTTCTCCACTGAAGGCGACAAATGCATATTCAGAATGGGTGTCGTCGGCCACTCAATGGACAATAAAATAAAAATCGATCTAGGTAATGGTCAACACACACATGAAATCAAACTCTCTGCCATTAATGGCGTATCAATGGAAAGACAAGTAGGCGAAGAAGCAATCAAACTCCTCATGCACTATAAGATTCAACTAGATCACTTCGCCATTGATGTAACTGGTCAAGGCCGGGCTATTGGAGAAGTTATTTTCCTACTTAACTCAATGAAAGGTTATCCTCTTGGTTTCGGCATACCTTTAAAAATCTACTCGATGTCGCATCATAATATGTACAGAAGAAAGAAATCTCCACCAGACATCATTCCATTCAACTCCTATATCTTATGGAATGACTTACGATCGTACATAGAGCAAAAGCATATTGCCAACCTAGATGATGCCACTCGCTACCAATTAACTCAGCGGCGCATTATCAATACAGAAGCCAAAGGGAAGCGAGCATCAAGGCTAGAATCAAAACTTGAATACAAGCGGCGTATGTCTGCCATCGGCAATCCACACTCACCTGACGAAGCAGATGCAGCAGCTCTTTTAATTCAGGTTGTAAAGATGCGTCTGGGCATCGTGCCGGGTACCGTGTGGAATCGGCCCCCCCAGCGAATGGATGCACGTAGTCAGGACAAATTACTCGCTTGGTCTGGTCAAGCTGCCACTGAACGGCGTGATCAAAAGAATCGCTTGACATTGGAAGCTAACTTTGCTGGTGATTTACATTCGTATGTAATCAACTCTAAGCCCTTTTAACATTCCCCATTACATCAAACTCCAAGACATTATCGTTTTCTCCGTTCTCGGCTTTTAGTTTAATGGCGTGTTCGATCGTAGCGCGTCTTTGCTTAAGCACCATCAATGTATTCCTCGTAAGAGATGTCAAGGAATTAACGGATGTAGCGAATTTAAAACCGTTAATCGAGTTATGTAAAAGTGTATCGTAAATCTGCATCTCTTGTTTAAAGGTAGTCCTATTAATACTGCCTTCAATGTCTTCAGGAAGATTATTAGGCAAGTGAAGATCCTTGTGATCGGACTTCAATATTTCAGGATCAATTTGCACACTAGGGGCTACAGCTACTGGCAAGTAGTTATCTTGGTTATCGAATACGTCTAGATCATCCTCTGTGAGAGTCATGGAATAAAGATAACAGAACTATACCTTATAGGGAATAAAAGAGTTCTCACGATGTAACAGAACTAAGGCCTATCAGGGAGATAGAGTTCTCAAACATAAGAGAGAAAGAGTATTGTTCCGATGTAACAGAACTAAGGCCTATCAGGGAGATAGAGTTCTCAAACATAAGAGAGAAAGAGTATTGTTCCGATGTAACAGAACTAAGGCCTATCAGGGAGATAGAGTTCTCAAACATAAGAGAGAAA